GGACCATTAGAATTTGAGCCAGTTATTGTGCTAAATTCCCAATTGAGAGCCAGAGTATCTATTTTTGAAACATTTACATTTTGGAAATTTTGAAATAAGTAAGCATTTTCATTTGGATTAAATAAGCCATAATTGCTGGCGTCTATTGCGTGAGATACCAACTCGTCTCTTTCTAGCGGAAGAGCCCAATATCTACAAGCAGAAACTTTTGTATTAGTTTTGGCAAGAATGGAACCTGTAAAGTTTTGCCTATGGGCTCCGACATATATTCTTTTTTTCTGAGATAAGAACCTTCTTCCGTTTGCATTAGTCATGCTAGATGTTAAAACAAATGAATTTTTAACTTGATCACCGATGGTGTTGTATCCGTGAAATTCTATCGTGTAAGGATTTGACCCACTTACAATACCAACATTTGGATAGTTGGTGGGTAACACTTTAACTGCAAAGTTCCACTTTTCCGTATCATAAACACCCGTATAGAGTTGAGAAGCCACGCTTTCAAATAATCTGCTAGTAGAATCGTTTGGAGGTTCACTTGTTAAAAGAAAATATACCTGATTTGCATTGGGATTGTTTGCATTGGCTCCTATTGCCAATGGTTCTTTTATTGCATAAACTTGAAAGTTTGCATAATCTATTGCATCAAAAGACGTATCACCCACGTCTGCCATTGTATCGCTTACGCCGACTGCGGAGTGCATTCCGAAAAGAGAAGCTGATACTGGTTCAAAAAATCTGTCTGCGTAATCCGGGTTTTCAAAGGATGGTTGTCTAGGGAAAACAGTCTCAAGTTCGACTGTAAAACCTAATTCTCTATCAAATCCTCCCGTAGTATCACTACCTGTTAAGAACGTTACCGTATTTGTGTCTGAAGAAGCACTACTTTGATATATGCTCCCACCGAAGCTGCCTGTGTGTGTAAAATCAATAAAATTCTTTTCAATGGTAGTGGGAACTATAGACTGGTTTAGCGATATGTCAGCATTATTTGCATAAAAATTAATTGAGTATATTTCGTTATCGACACCCACACTTCTCAAAAGATTTCTAATTGATTTTTCTGTACCTTTTGATTTGTTAATTGCCAAAAAATTGTTGTGTATGTTTGTGTATAATTGATTTTTTACATCGTTTAAAGACTTTTCATACTCCCTCTCATCATCTCTGTTTGCCAGAGATGACAAAACATCTGCATTTGAAAACAACTCTGGGGCGGGAAAGCCTTTGCTTGTTAATAATCTATTGGCAAACGGAATTGGTCTATTGACGCTGGAACTTAAACTGCCGCTAAGATAATCTATGTCCTTGAAAGATGTTATGTTCTCTGCTTGTATAAACAATTCATCGAAATAGCTAGCCATTATTTGTGTTAGCTCTTTTACTTTAAACCCTGATTTTTCTGCATCCTCATCCAATATCCACTGGGGTATCATATCGTAGATTGCCGACGTATTTCTTGAATCGTGCTCTACGCCCTTCAATACAGAAGAATCATAATAAGATTTTACTGATGGGTGGTTTTTATACAAGATTGGATCTTTAAATTCTCGTTCTGCCGCAGAAGCGCTAACAATAGCTGAACCAACAAATCTCATTTCTGGCGATGAGTTGTAGTTTTGAATCGTACCATTTGATACTCTGCCTGAATAATCCAAAACAGAAGAATCTAGGGGGGTTATGCCTGAAATTCCTTCGTTAAATTTAAAATATACACCTAAGTCAACAGGGTGTGTAGAACCGCTAAATTTTGTTCCTTTCTGCCCAAAATCGCTATTTGTTCCACCTGAAATTTGTTTGAACCAATTAATGCCTATTTGTTCTGAATTTCTTATTTTTTTCCAAAATCTAAATTCATCAATCGAGGAACCAGACAAAGACCCGTGACCATCACCTACACCAGCGGCAACCAAAGAGGGCGTTGGTCCGGTCCTATACGCACCAATATTAGCATTCATTGGAAGAGAGCCAACGTTGCTTATTTGAGAACCTGTATGTATTGTATCGATGAGGTGCCCATTTACATACAATTTCATTAACAAGTGATCAGATCCGGTTGGGTTGTTTTGCACAGAAAATGCATAATGATTCCAATCAGAAAGAGTCACATTTTCATATGCAGGAAATGTGTACCTACCTATTCTTGCTCTTTGGACACCAGAAGAGCCGGATGCATAACTTAAGTGAAAAATAAACCCACCCTGATACGTGCCGTCTGGATCCCCTGAACCATCTACGTCATATATTGTCTCAATTAAGAAACGACCATAATTGTGTGAGTTTATTGCATTCCCATTCCACAAATCAAAGTATGCATGAGCTGGTGAAGTTTGGCTAGTTGTTGGGCTGCTGGGTAATTTTAACCAAAACTCAACAGTGTTTCCGTTAATCCCATCTACAGTTAAGTTTTCTGCTTGAGAACTCCCAGAGCTATAAACATTTGCTTTAAATTTTTTGTTTTTAAAAGTTGGGGTATCTAAAGGAGATGTCGCATCAAGCTCATAAGACATTTTAGATGCAGCATTTGGTCCTCCTTTGATAGAAATATATTGTGGAGTTGTAGATTTTTTATATGTTGATTCCCCTGCTACACCAGATACAGTTTCTGAATCATCAACAGTTCCCCAGTTCTGCCCTAAAACAACGTACCCATTTGTTCTTGGGTACTCGTATTCAAATATGTAATTATCCATGTAAGAAGAAGAATTATGCCACTCATATTTCTCCTTCAATGATCCATCATAAGGATATGTTTTATAGATATTTTCTATTGATTTTTTATAATATTGTTCGGCTGAACCAAAACGTGCAAAATACCAAGGATTACTAAAATCAGTGTTTGGAAAAAATCTCTTCTTGTCTTTTAAAAACTCTTTTACATAATCTGGTGATTCTGCCTTTCTTGCTTGCTCATCTAAGCTAGCAGAACTAAGAGTTTTTGTTTCTTTAAAAAGATATTTTATTCTATCTTGCTTCGTTGACATTATTCCTCGACCTTAAATTTAAAAGATTCCTTCTGTTCTTCATAAGAACCATTTACATAATAAACAAATTTCAATTCATACTGGTATCCTTTTTGCAACAAGGACATATCTAAATCAAAATAATTGCCAGAGAGATCGTAAGATAATCTTGTGTATGATCCAGCTGATCCAGTTGCCTGAGGTGTTACAGAAGACCCAGTGCCATATGAAATTATTTCATAATCATCACTGGTTCTGCATAAGCTATAGTAGGCATCCTCAATTGCTATTCCAGTTTGAGTGCCCTGCATAACTGTATAATTATTTGGATCCCAATTTCTGCTTCTCACGAATAACCTAAACCTAGCATTCTCTTCCGCTGAATAATATGGCTTCATGTTTTCAATTGTTGTTATGTATTTTGGATTAGGGTTATAATTTGATGCATTGATTGTGTTTACATCTATTTTTGACCCAGTATGATATACTACATCATCTTCGTAATGCCACACAGGGTACACTTCGCTTAATGAATGAGACATCGCAAAAGAAGCGGTGTACACCCCAGCTACTGCGCCTTCAGGTCCTATGTAAATTCCGCCTGTAACATTATGAAATCCAGTTGTTGTTACGCCGCCACCGACTGGTAGCGGGATTTTATCATAAACATTTCCCACCGAATTCGAGTATACGCTAGCATATATAACGCTCGTGTTAGCATGACTTGGGTTCGCAGGTATATTCTGCAATTTTCCTTTGACATAATTGTACAAAAATAAAGTGTTTATATTATCATCTGCTGTTGCTAAAGAACTACTTTGTACAAAATAAGCAGCGTCATCTTTTTTAGAATCATCCCATCTAGCCTCTAAGTTTGGTCTTTTGAAAAAATACTCACTTGATCTAGAGAAGAACTTTTTGGTGTAATGTGAATAAGAGCCTGTTTCAAAGCTAGCTGACAAGAACACGCCTAGCCCGTAGTTTGGTATACCTGTTCCGTTTTGAAAATTTGAACTTACATTAAACCGATCCGCGCCGCCCCCTTGTGACCCTGTTATGTCTATACTTCCTAATCCTCCAGCATTGTTCCCTGCCAAACCTAAATCATCCATCGTAACTGTGACATCTGCGGTGTCAACTGTTGCTGTTATTCTCAGTATATCAGTTGCGTTAATGGCATCTTTAATTTTTGATGCTACAAGACTATTGGTTCCTAGACCACTTATTCCTATAGTATTGCCAGAATTAGTTGCGGTTGATGAATCGAGGTGGTAAACAAATGATGTCCCTTGGGCGTCTGTTAAGGTGAATTCGGCGTTATTGTAATCGGCTGGCACTGTTCCGCCTTCGGTGCATCTAAATGTTCCCGCTGCTTTTACACCGCCTGTCATCCAGTCCTCAACAATATTACTAATATCAATGGACAGATTTTCTGTACCATCAGTAAAAGAGGCTGTATATGCGGGTGATAAGCTGCTTTCTGCAAAATCTCCGCCTTCAGTTAGCCACGTAGAATATCCATCGCCGGGTGCGCCTTTTCTTATCCAGTTTGATCCAGTGCCTTCAAAAGTTTGATCGGCGTAGTTTTCCATATCCAAGCCGCGACCTTCTTGCCAAGAACCAGAACAAACTTTAACTACCATTTTATAATCTTTTGGCGTTGTAAATGCATGGGGCGCGTTATATAAATTAAGATGCCAAGCAACATTACCGCTTGCAGGTATTAGCCCACTAGTTCTGTCCTCATTCATTTTATCTACATCAAATTGAATCAAAATCCTAGATTTTTCTGATGTATTCACAAGGGAAGATGTGCCTTCCGAAACTTGACCATAAATGTAAAAAGCTTCTAAAATATCGGCTGCACCCATATTAGAGCCAGTACCTCTTGTTGATAGATCCACCTGTAATGCATCCGTTATTGTATTGTCTGCGTTAGCAATATATCTTTTAATAGCCATTATACTATTGATCCTCTTATATCAACATTAGGATATCTTATCTCAAAAATGTGGTCTTTTGGGCAAATTATCATTCTTCCATCAGCTGATTTGTTTCTCTTTACATCAAAGAAGCTGCTAGCATATAGTGCACCAGTCTGCAATTTTATATCTATGTCTTTTACGTCTAGCACAAAACTTATTTCTTTCAATACATTGAATATATCTGAATACATAAATGGTTCGCCTATATCATATTTATTTGCAAAAAACGAACCTAAACTTTCATTTATAAAATCTAGTGCTCCAAATCGGTTCTCATCTGTATCAATCATAACTTGATATTCTATTGCTAGGTTTACGACTTTGGCATCCATTATATCTATCGTATCATTTATCATCTTATAATTTGTTAACCATGTTTTTAAGTTACTCTTAATGGTCGATGGGGTTTGGATGAGGTGCCCAGAGGCGTTTTCAGATACCACATACATGTTTAAGTTTCTTTTAAACGAATCTTTATCTTGCATTAAATTCACTCTTTTAACAGAGCCAAATTTTGGTGGCATATTATAAACAAGCGAAATATAATCTTGCTTTGTAACAGCCCTTGATTGGGCTGAGTAAAAGCCCAAGGCGCGGAGTCTTATTTCTTCAACATCTGGTATTGAAGTGTCACCCACTATTGGGCTTTCGTTTTCATATTCCAACGAAGCCACTGCTGTTGAAATTTTAGTTTGATTTAATGCAGCTGCGTTATTAAAAGAAAAATCTAAATCTGCTGCATCACTTATGGTTCTAGCAGCTATGTTTACGTTGTTTGCATGATTTGACCTGTATATAACCGTTAGTGTCGTATTTGATGGTGCTACACCTAACTTATCAGTTTCCAACAATTTAGTTGGATCGAATGTTTTATCTGTTATATAATTTTTTGCGTGAGCTTTTAAAACTACTTTAGATGGGTCCGTTATTTTATCATCTGACATTCTTTTGTCTGATCCTTGACCAAATTGTATAACAGTTTTTCTACCAGTGGGCTCCACGGTGAATCTTCTTGGAACAGACAATGGCTTGATCACATAGGGAGCAAGTGATTTATCATCTTTAGTGTTTTTTACAGGAACATAGATACTATCTTGGCTTAAGTGCTCAACTTCATAATATTTGTTACCGCTGCTATCTGTAATGGACACAATTTCAACTATGTTATCATCCGACAGTACATACGATGGGTACCTTCTATATTCTCCTACAGAAATATATTCTACTTTAAGTTCTCCCGATATTATCTTGCCAAAAGTTTTTACAGCATACGAGGTTGGGCTGCCATTTACTGAATTTACCTCTGCTACAACTATCTCGTTATTTGTATTAGCAAAATCAACATCATCAACTAAAGTAAAAGTTGCACCAGAATTAGAAATAAATTTTGATCCCGCCCTTAATATAGGAGCATATGCTAAATCTGGCTGTCCTACACCAGATGTTGTTGAGGAAGGAACTATTATGTATAGTGTTATCTCTCCAGTAGAGGAAAAAGAGCGAGAGGTTTTGAAGCCTGCCTGTCTAGCTAGCCTCATAATATTGTTATATTCAATCGCACTATCTAAAAAAGATTCGTTTACCTGATAGTCTAGGTAAAATGAAATTACATCTCCGACATATGCCACCATGTCCAAAACCATGGATCCAAACGAGGCATCTGTGAAATCCCTAAAGGTGTCTGGATAATATCTCTTTGCATAAGACACCAGATCCTGCTTAATGGTAGCAAATTCTCTACTTGTATAATTTATTGGGGGCGTTTGTAATAAATCGCTCAATTTTTTTAACCCTCTTGTGTTTTATTTAAATAGTATTTTTATTAAAAATTTGTACCAGCATTAATCTCTAATGTATCATTTTGATTTAGTGTTTTTATATAATACTGCACTCTGACCTGCAATGTGTTTGGTTCTGACGTTGGACTTGGCGAGTCATCATAGAAAAAACTAATATCTTTTATGGAAACTAATGGAAGATATATTTCCACCTGATCTAGTATTCTTGCTCTGATTTTTTCTTGCAATTCCGCAGTTGGCACTGGTTCAAATAAAAATTGATATAAACCAACACCAAAGTCAGGTATCATCACTCTTTCTCCGGGGACTGTTAAAATTAACATTTTAAAATTTTGCTTTACTGTGTTCTTAAAGGTTTCAATCATCTTGTAACCCATTTTTGAATCTCTTTGCAATGGTAATTCTGGTGCATAAAAAGCCATAAGTTTAAATTCCTATTTTTCTTTTAAATTTGTTGGGACAGAAACTGAATCTAATTTTTTATACCTCTCGGGTCCTGTCATAGTATAAATACTATTAAATATTGTTTTTAGGTGTGTTCTTGTGTCCGAAAATGCGCCTCTTACTTTAGGATCTACAGAAACTACTGCAATATTCATCATGGAAAACATGTATATCATTTGTGGCACAGAAAGGCTATATCTAAATAAACCTGAGTATTCATCAGACAAAACAATTTCCTGCAAACACTTCTGTTGGGCAAGTTGTCCCTGACTAACATATAGGTACTCTCTGAGATATTCAGGCTTAAATGCAACATCAGCTGGGTTTTGATCAAACAGCTCAAAATTAAATTTATCCTCTGAGTTATTTGTTATTTCTACGGTTCTCAAAAGCAATGGGAATATATAAGATTTTAGAACTGTGTTTATATTATTGCCTATATCTTCATCAAACTCTGTTATCACAATACTTTTAGTTAACTTTATATACTCCCTTAACTCATCTTGTATTTTTTCATTATATGTGCCATCTAAATCTGATATTGCGGTTTTTTCTCCGCAAAGCGCTTCGTCAATAACATCAGAAATTGTTTTAAATAGCTCTGCCTGATTATCAGAATAAGGCTTATAAGGTTCTCCCTCTGCATCTATTTCTTCATATCCAGCTATAGCTCCTTCAGTGTTGCCATACTCTCTATCAGATCTTATGAATCCATAACACAATCTCATACCAAACTTGATTGATTTAAAAAAGTCTTTAAAAGCCAAATCTCCATTGATGTCTTCTTCATTTAACAAAGGCGTTAACCCTGATGGGTCTTTTGTGCCTAGTTTATTGCCAGTCATTTGCTCCATCAATAAAAATAAATTATCTTGGCTGATTATGCCCTTTGTAGTGCTATCCCTGTTAACAAGGTCTTCTCTGTAATTATCCTCAGTTGAACTAAGCTCTTCTATTTCAAAGTATTGTTGAAAAAAGAATCTTCCATTTAAAAAGTATTCATATCTTTCATTGTCAAACAAAGATGATGGCAAATCAAAAGGGCTTTCTTCTTCTATGGTTTTCGCACCACTAGTCCCTTTTGCATCTATATCAGTAGAAAAGACTTCATCATGAACATAAAGAGGAGTGCTATAAGATATAAGTTCCAGAGGGTTTGCCTGAGTTGCTTTTGAATTATCAGTTAATGCAAAACTAGCCACTCTGCTTGTTAAGAACTCTATTGATGAAGGCAATTCTTGTCTAATATAGTATTTTATTGCATCCTTAGCATTGTCAATGATATATTCACGACCGTCTCTTGTGTCAAATATCTTGCCGGGATAGAAATTATTTAAAGAAGGAGGGTTATATGGGTCGATTTCTTCATTAGTAACATAATCTGCCCTAGAAGATACAATAAATTTAATAACATTTTGAAACTTTAACTGAAATGCTACATCAAGACCAGACTCCCAAGATTGCTCTGTTGCAACTCCAGTTAAAAAGCTTTTTAACTCCTCGTAAACAAACTCAACAAAAGCATCGTCAGGAGATGTAAATACATACGAGGGGAACTGGCTAAACGAAATTAAGCCCCTTGACAGCATCTCTCCGCAAACCATTTGGAAAATAGCGGAAATGGTTGCTTCAAGCAACGCATAATGCGGCATTCCAAGTTCTGATGAGTTTGGATCAGTGTATTGAGAAAAATCGTACTTGTCTTGTGCAATTTTTGCTACCCTATTTAAATCTATTAATCCAGCTGAGAATTTTTTGTCATTTGTAGCAGATGGTGTTAAATTAAATCTTTCTAATTCCCAGTGCGATGTTTCAGCTACGAGTTCGCCTCCGCCTATTGCAAGCGTTTTGTCTATGATATCTATAAGAAATGGAACGAGCCCCATGCTTGTCTCTTCTATCTCATCAAAAAGATTCCTAGAGAATTTTTTGCTGTATTCTGCACCAGCCATTCTATTAGCTACACCAGAAACAAGTGATTGTAACGTAGCAGAATAAATTTGCCTAGAAACATTCTCTATTTTGTTTTTAGCATTTTTCAATTGCTCGTTATTTGTGTTTAAGCCTGCAAAAACTTTATCTGCAAGGAGTTTCATAAAGTATTGTATTTGTGGAGGTATTGTACTATCATCTAATTCATATTGGTTCAAAAGATCAAGCAATCCTTGGTCAATTGTTTTTGAGTCCTTGTCGTTTGGGAATAAAACAATCTCGCTAGACGATGCATTGTAACCAGAAGAAATTGAGGGCACGTTCGCTGTAATTGTTTGGTTATTTGTATATACAGGAACGCCATTGATTTTGTCAGGCGCAGTTAGCTGGTAATTAAAATCTATGTTACCATCGATGTACCCACCATCAACTAAAACGCTACTAATTTCATTGTATGCTCCCACCTTTATTGATATAAAATTGTTCTCTACATCTAATTTTAAATAATTTTTTTCATCAACGATTCCGCTAGCAAATGATTCTAGAATGCCCACGACAGAGGGAATGTTTACTGAAGAGCCTTTTGGTAGGGCGGGGGCGAAGTTGTCATTCATTGGGAAAAAGTTCCCAACTCCCAGCCCCACATCTTTATCAAAAAACAATGCTGTTCCTGTAAGTACGCCTGCCGAGATGAGTGCAGCAACTCCTCCTATTGGTCCGAGGGCTATAGTTGACATTATAGGAATATAAAATGCAGAAGATCTCAAATCATTATCGATAACAGCTTTTTTGTCCGGGTCTATCTTAATCATTACATTAGATCTTGGATTAAAAAACGCTTTGCTCTCCTCGTTTAAAGATCTAGATACAGGCTTAAAGACGTTTTCTATCGTTTTTTCTACTGCGTAATCAATAGTAGGGTTTGACAACCCAGATAAGAGCCCTTTGTTTCCTTTATTGTCAGCAAAAATAGGAGGTATTTGAGAAGTTAAATCAGGCAATTCTCTGATCAAATTAGCTAACGCCTTATATCTGTCAAGCTCTGCCTCTGTTGCGTCTTTAATTATCTTGTCTTTATCTTCTACTATGCCGCATTTTTCACCAAGCTTTGCCACTGCATCATCGTAAATTGATTGACATACATCAGGGTCTTGATATTTTTCAATTATGACATCTTCAATTGTAGCTAATGCGCCCGGTGGTAATTTAAATCCTAAACACCTAAAAAAGTCTCTTATTTTTGCTGTATTTGGGAGCTGCTGTTTTAAGCCCGGATAATTTGAAATTTTTGAATCAACAACTTTTATTAACCTGTCTGACATTGAGCCATCAAAAAGTTGTAGTACCTCGCTTGAACTAAGAACTTCCGAAAGATCTATTAAGAAATCTTGTACATCTCCAGCTGTAACAGATTGATCATCAACAACCAGTCCACACAACTCCATCATTTGGGCGGGTGTTGTATCTCCTGACATTATATCATTCAAGTCTTGTGCTCCATAATCTTTTACACGTTGGGCACCCTCTGGACATGTTATTTCTGGGCATTGTAATAATAAGTCTAATAATGTGGCTAATAGACCTAATAAAAGTTGAGCTAAGATAAACTCTAAGGCTTTCAGGAGTGCATCAATTAAAACATCTAGTATGTTTGTAGTTGGTAGCCTGATGAAAAAATCTGGTACTTCTAAGCAAAATGAACATATTAAATCTTTAGCATCAATTATTGTTGGATCAGTATTAATTGAATCTTTAAAAGCTTGAAATGACCCAAAAGACCCTCCGTCAAGCTCATACTCCTCTCCATCATCCCATCCAGCTTTTTTCCCTCCTGTTATTGAAACATCAGATGGAGCATCTGGGTCTAGAGAAGGTATATAAGATAGGGGCTTAATATTTAGTCCCCCAGAACCACCCTGTAAATCTACAGATAGATTTGGAACAGCAAGATCTTCTAAGCCTGCTAAATCAATAAAACACCGGCAAATTTTATTATAAATCTCTGGGAAACCTCCGACTCTTCTCAGAAATACATCATACAAGTCATCTAAGTCAAACACCTTCGAAGCCATGTCTTGTAAGTCTTCCGCTGACCCCATAAAATCTCCGACATATTCATCGTATCCAGCGCGAATGTCTGCCATTCTTTTTAAGGATTCAATATCTTCAAAGAAAGCTCTTTCAGTTACTGTTTCAATTTCTCCCTTAAAGTATACTGGTCCCCTACCAGATGGAGGTTTTGGACATGGTGGCAAAAATTCCGTTAGATTAAACTGAAATGAGCCTAAATCATATCTCGGATCTAATTGAAGTGCGTCATCTAGTTGTGCAGCTATTGGACCCAGAAGTTCTTGCCACGTTGGAAGCTGAAATCTTGGGGGCTTGCACTTAGAAGAGGGTAGATCAGGCAAAGTTGTCTGATCTTTTAAAACAATTAAAGGTTTTGGTTCTACAAAAAATTCTTCTATAGCATATTTCCAATCAAGCAAAGGATTTTTAAGCTGCCTGTGGTGATAGAACAGAGACATTGTGTTTTGAACATTAAAAGGTTCTTTGTTTTTTATGTAATCAAAACCTATTGAAAGTAAAGCTTCCCCCTCTTCCTTTGCACCCTCATTGTAAGAAATAAATATCACATTGTAATCGTTATCAAAACCAATATTTATTAAGTTTTGCTCTTCTACGTTAAGTGAAAAATCATTTAGTGATATTAATTGTTTTAGTAAAATAGGAATTTTATCCATTCTACCTGCTTCAAGTGCAAAATTAACACCCTCGACACGGTATACTGAATTCAATATATCTAAATACATTTTGTTCAGACCAAAATTTGCTTGAGCTAAATGATTGACGTAATATCTTGTATCTAAAGTTAATATTTTTGTGCTTTTTTGTTTTAACTCATCGAGGGTTTCATAAGAATTTGGAAAAGAATTTACATAAATCGCCCCAAGCTTAAGTAAAAATTTTATACTCTCTCCGGGGCGCAAATCAATATAATAATTTGCTATTTCAGCGCCCAAACAGCAGTTCATGAGCATTTCAACTTGGTCAGTTGTATAGCCTTTACCAAAGAAATCTAAAACTTCAGCAATTCCCTTTTTCATAGCTTCAATTTTTTTGGTCTCCAAATCAGATCTATCAATAATACATGTCTCACCTTCAAGTTCGACGGAGTACCAAAAGTTACCCTCTTCAGAATTATAATAAGGTTGATCTGTTTTCCACCATATAGGAGTCGTTAATCTTTGCCCTTCTTCGTATGCCCTTACCGCATATCTTCCCTCTAGGGGAGATAATCTTAAGCCTCCATTTTCTTTCAATGCGAAGTTAGTGTTATATTCTAACTCTGGACTTTCAGGTGGAGGATATGACGTAAAGAATAGGTCGTCTTTGTAATTAAATTGAGGCAAAAACGCTTTTATAGGTGCTAAATCAATAGCTAACACATATCCTTGAATTCCATTCAAAGGAGAGTCAGGATCTACAACTTCTATGTAATTAAAATCTCCACCTTCTGGTCCATTCCCATTAACCCATTCTTGTAAAACTTTAACAACCGTAAGGTTTTTTAGAGGATAGGTTCTTGTTTCCGATACAACATCTGCGTTGAGACCCGGAGCAACCCTCATTACCGATAACGCTTCCTTTGTTGTTGGCGCTTTGCCCCGGTCAACCAATACTATGCTAGTTGCCCCACACTTACCAGCCTCATTTGTTAGACTAATATACTTATCATAAAACTCTTGCTCTTTTTCTACTAGCGCGTTTGCAAGCTCTTGCGTTACATCTGTTCCTTGAAGAAAACTTGGAAGATTACTAAAATCTACTGCCCCCAAAATACCTGCTATAGACTCAATGTATATTCTGTATTTTTCTTTTAAATCAGCAGACAAAAAAGAATCAGGAGAGCCATTTTCAAATAACTCATCCAATTCAAAACCTGCTTCCTTGTACTCATCTCCTGTTCCCGCCAAGGAAAACACACCGTGACGCAACATGTCCAAAAATAATTTTCTTTCATCTATTTCTAAATCAGTAGCGTATGTTAATTCTGCGTATCCAATAGCTTCATTTCTGTAGTTTGGAGAGGTCTCTTCGCCTTTTCTATAAGCAGCAGTTTTAAAGTCAAAGTTAACGGTGCCAAATGGTGCCGTTTCATACAGGATTCCCTTGGCAACATCTGTATTATATTGGAATCTCACAGCGATGTGTGGCTTTGCCTTGTCTTTTAACGGCAAATTTTCATTTTTATAATTTGTTAATAATGCAGAGTTAAAATCTATTGTTTTGGCTAAATCTGCGGGGTCATCAGCAGTCAAATATTGTATGCCATCTGTTGAGACTCCTGCGCCAGAATTAAAACCATCAACCAAATCCTCTTTGTCGTCGTTGTCTTCTCCAGTTTTAAATATTTTAGTTCCTATAAAATCTAATTCTTCCTTTATAAATCCAAATTTTGCAGAACTTTTGTGTATTGTTGGGTAAACTTGTAATTTGGTGCACCAATTTGGTACGCATTCTCTTGGCTTATCTAGCAGCTTTGGGTTGTCTTCTGTTAGTGCTTCAAAGTCAAAATCTGGCACCAACGGTTCTGCGTCTTCTAGAAACTGCTTCATTCTTGTTAAGCTCATGCCAGAGGAAGGAGAAGAGTTTATTGTTAGAGGCCAATTAATAGCGTTCAAATCATAAGGACCGGCTGAAAATTGTTCAAACTTTCCGAAAGAATTTGATGCACCGCGTTGATAATCCCAAACAGGAAAAAGAAGTTTTGATTTTTGTGTTACAATATAGCGAGTCTCGTTGCCGGGGTTTCCTCCGAGCAAGTCACGGATGGTGGTTGCTCCTGATCCGAGGAGAGAGTCGGATGACATAATGGTGCCGTCATCCTTTGGATAAGCCCCGGTAAGAAGCTGTAGAACATCCATAGCATACCCCGCAAGGTTTCCCGTACCTTCAGTATACCTGCCCTGTTTCACTGCGACAGATGGCATATAGTTTTTCACTATGTTTCTTGTTGGATCACTGGCTAGGGCATGTAGTAACAAGGGTGGGTAATCTATAAAAATACCCCTTTCTTTAGCAAAATCTACTTTAAACTGTAAGCCCTCCGCAGGGGCAGGTGTGGCTGCTAAACCTACTGTGTCACTCCAGTAATTTGAACTAAATATATTCGAACTGTCTAACAGAAAATTATGTCCTTGCTCATATAAATTAATGGGTATGGCTGCAAAATGATATATCATCCATAAATTTGTGATAAACCTTGTTCTTTCAATGGGATCTTCAAAATTAATATTTTCGTTTGTAGAAAAATATTTAAAGTCTTTGAACTGAGGGTTTGTATTTGTTGATAAAATTCTTCTGACCACATTTGGCAGTGAATCAATCATGGAATAAAGAGTCTGAGGACTAACAGGCATTACAGCAAACTGTTGATTATTGTGCACCAACTCACCAGCCAACTGTGGATGATGCACTAATACATCATCTGCGTAAAGTGGTGGTTCTCCGAATTGATTTCTGTGACCAATAAAATAATTCGCGGGTAACCCAAACTTAAATGAATAATCTATCTGCTCGTCGGTAAATTTTGGTATGGATGTATCCACACTTATTCCAGCTGGATTTAGCAGATAGGGACCGAAAGTCACGCCATATTTATATAATATAGCGCTAGGGTCCATATCATTAGGCTTTTTAACTCCGAGATCCGATTGTGGGTTGAAGGCAACATCAACCATGTAATTTCCCGCCTCTCCCGGTGCTTCTTTAAATCTCTGGTTCGCTCTATTATATGTGAATATAGAATCAATCCCTTTATTGGCAATAACATTAGCTTGTATATTAATTAAAGTATCTCTATGCGCGGATTCAAGCACATCTTCCATTTGAGACCTTTCGCCCAAATAGTTTGTTTTATTTTCTGTTGCGGAACCAACGAGGGGTGGCACACAGGAAAGCTCAAAGAAACTTCCTGAAACCATTCTTTTTAATTGTACAGTCGTTGCAAGGGCTGGATTTTCAATGGCTTCTGGCTTCACAGAGGTGACCAAAGCTTTAGAGTCCGGTTCCAATGTGGCTGGTCTTGGACACGCATGTCTTACATTATCAGGCACAACATATAAAACAAAATCAAAAATTCTTCTTCTCATTTCGTTCAATGTTTGATTGGGGTTCTCAAGATAATACTGCAAATTTTCTTCTTTTGTGCCATACGGAACAAGCTTCATAGCACTAGCAAGATTTGTAAATTTAAAGCTTAATTCTGGGTCATCTCCCGATGGAATCAAAAGAGGAAGTTTTTCGGCTATAGCTTCGTCGAAGTTGTCTGAGCTTGTAAGATCTTCAACTGGGTCGAATCCCACAGAATTTAGAAATTTATAAAATCTGTAAAAGAATTTTGAATGCAAAAGACCGTTTGCTCCGTTCATTACCTTGTGCAGTTGACCGCTCATGGCAGCTGGGAGCGACGGCATGAATACTTTTGCATGTGTTGGTGTCAAATGATTCCAAGGGCTATCATACAGACTGAACATTGGTGGAAACTCACCGCCATGTGTCATGGAGTCTTGGGCTTCTTGAGGAGCCATAGGGTCATAATAATACTCCCCGGTGGCACCTCCATAATATAAAATATTGGAAGTAACGTCAGGTCTTTCTAACGCAGTGCCGGTGCCGAAGGTTATACCAAGTCCATCGATAAAATTACCGTCACTAGCAAGAACAAAGGCATGTTTATATACCGCTGTTCCAAAGTCTGGCGGCATTACAATCTTTGGTGTCCTAGATTGATAAAGATGATTTAGGGGCGTAAACCCCTGATATCCCATATCTACAAAGTCTTGCATTGAAGACCCAGCCAATTGAGCTACAATTGACATGTTCGGGTTTTGCATATAACCCGTGCCAGTTCCAAAAGAATTTAAGTTTGTTGTTGAAGAGCCCCAGTCAAAAGAAGCTAATGGTATACTTGTGGAATCCGATGTTCCAAAGCTGGGAATATTTCCCATGGAATAGAAGTTTGATCCGTCTTTATTGGAGGTGTCGGGCAAGAGTGGTGCGCCCGAGTCACCGGACTTGTAGTACGTCTTTTGTACCCAATTTTGTTGAAGAGTGCTTTTTGGACCGGGATACTTCACGCCATAGTAATCGCTCAAATTTCTAACAGGAAAACCAAAATAGTTGTATAAAAGTGCCTGCTTAAGAGACTTTCCTACTAAGGTTTCAAGAACAAAATCGCCAAATTTTGTGGGAGTCCAATGTTTGTAAATTGACATTAGTGAAGCTGGTGAAAGGTGGCGATCTTGAAAGATTGCTTCTGCGGTTAATTCTCTTGTTAAAAAATCATTTAAATCAAAAATTAACTGATCTGTTGGATACCCATCAGGAAATCCTGTCATATCTGTATCGGCGATTTCCTCATTAGCCAGAATGTTTTGCCAATCTGTTTTGTGAGCTAAATATGCAGAAAGATTATTGTAATAATTTGTCCCCATATCATCTGAAATGCGTTTATTGATCTTTCCATCAACGGGGACACCCCACCCATGCAAGTACGGGACTGTGCTGGCTTCTGAGCCATCATCAATAAAGGGAAGATGAATCGTAGCTGTTGAAGAAACTTTTACCGGATCTTTACTTAATTTAACTTTAAAAAAATAATCGTTTGCCATAATCTTACTTAGTTTGTATTGTTTCTTTCGCTACAAATATAACTACCAATAGAAGGAGTAATAAACTTAAACCTCATCATAATGTGATTTATGATCTGTGCTATGTGCGCCGGATAATCATAAGTTATTTGCTTTAATGATTTAAGCGCGACTGCTACTGCCATCTCCGCAGACGGAGCAGTAACGGCTCCAGCAGCAGTGTGAATATGACCAGCCAATACGGTCTCTATGGACATTTGAGTTAAAGCCATGTCGTGAACAGCTTGTGTTAAACTTGATATGTCTTGTAGGATATAAAAAAGACACTCTCTTAAGTTTTTACCCAAAACAAGTGGCTGTAGCTTGGAATCATCGTTGCCTGCTATTAAATCAATTCCGCCAACCGTTCCAATTTTTCCCTCTTGAGAGTTTGTATCATCCGTCCTAGTCACCAGCTTTATATTTTCTCTCGCAACAATCCTAACAAGATCTGCCTTAATTCCTATACCAGATCTTGGTGTTGGGCTGCCTTGCCATCCCGGAACAATACCAAAGTTCCTATCTATTGATGTCTTCTGACTTATATAAATCCTTGCGGCATCATTAACAAAGTCGTTGTCAACAAATAGGGGTGTTCCGTCTGGTGCTGTTTGCTTGGCTTGGCGACCAGCGCGACCAACACATATGTCAATGCACCCAGCATTAGTTGAGCCATCACCACCATAACCAGAGCCTCCAGATCCGGGTCTATCTCTACCTAAAACAATCCAAGTATTATTTTTTCCACTGTATACTTTTTCGCAAGGAGTTGTAATCAATTGAGGTATGGGCTCTATTTTTTCTCCACCACCAAAGCCCTCTAGTCTTTTTCTGGTTTCCTCATCTAAAGCATCCCACGATCTCTTAACAGCATCTGATAGGTTTTTTAAATCGTTTTTTTTGATTACAGTGTTGGTGTAATCGCTCTTGCTTTCTGTTCCATATTCTTCTGTAATTGACATATCTTCTTACCATTATAGATTAAAATATCTATGTTTTAAATAAAAAATTATTATTTAGATGCAAACCACGGAACCCTAAAACTAAATGAAGTTGGAAGACCCCTTATCTCTTCTATTGTTTTTGAGTTTGCCTTATAGGATCCCAACCTAGTACTTTTTCCAAGCTGACCCAAATACTCTTCCACTATATGCTGGGTACCATAGCGACCGAAAAAATCCATATCTTTACCCGCATATACTCCGCTTTTTGCCCTTTCCTCTACGCTTATAGCATATGGGAATTTTTGTTCTGTATAAAACATCTGCATCAATTCTGCATTATATATTGCTGCTAATTTTGGATCTGTGATGATGGTGCCTGTATTCATAATATCGCTGGCTTGTAAAGACCTAAATTCACCTAAAGACGTTATAATTTTTTTAGAATTATAATATGCATCGTAGTAAGGGTTTTTATCACCAGCGAAGAAACTATACTCTTCAACATTTTTCCAAGCCTGTCGGGGTACTCTTAATTCCCAATGCCAAGGTTCAGCTTTATAATTGTTGAAACCGAATAACCAAGCATATTTCAGCATGAATATGTAGAACCCAGATGCGTATTGAGGAATCCAATTTTTGTTGTTCGGGGCGATAGCGTCACTCTTGAACTGTTTCTTGTAGGCGCTTAGGGTTGTCTTATCAAAACCATGAATAGTGGCTCCGGGCTCGGCGACTCCATTTCCTCCAAGATCAATCGCTAATCCAGCTGTATGAGCACCAAAGAGCGCTCGTTTTCGAACCCCATCCGACAAGCTTTTATATCCCTTAGTTTGCAGTGTTGTGATCATCCAATCTTTGATTTTTTCTGCCTCAAGAAAAGATCCGCCACCTCCCGGTCGTCTATAGCCAGATGTCACGTCCATTGTTCGAGTATAGGTTCGCGAAGACCAGTTCTTCCTTTTGTAATCATTACCATTCATCTGCCTGTAGGTTACATCGCCTGATGCTGCCCCTACAGCAGTACCAGATGATGCATTCAATACACTATTTCTGTATACATCCCACATGTCCAACAAAGCTGTGAAGCGGGGGATAATCAACTTATGGCATGATTCGGCAGAACCTATCGGTCTCTCCAATTGGGAGGACTCAGGTACACCATAGCACCAAAAAAATGGTCTTTTTGAATTCAAGCCTGATCCTCTGACCTTAGAAACCATTGTTCCATATTTTGGATGAGTGTGGAGTTTTGACCTAATAGAAAGAGATTGACTAAACGTGTCGATTACTTCATAAGGAAATCCTGATCCTTGTACAATTAATGGCTTGGCTATTGACAGCTCTAAATCTGATGTTGAACCACCACTAGTGTAATCAACATCAGATGCAGTATATATTGAACATTCTTCTTCACTCCCCCCTCGATCTATGCATTCTTCGCTAGATAATGCTGCTCTGGCGCTTCTGGATCTTCCACTAGTTTCTTCCACTACTGGCTTTGGATCTAACTCTGATAAAAATATTCCACCAGTCAAGGTGTTCTTATTTTGGAAATCAACCCAAACTAAAGATCCGGGTTTTATTTCTGTTGAAGATATGGCAGCATTTTGTGCGATAAAAACAGGATACAAATTTATTATTTGGTGCGCCTCTTTTTGTCTGTCATTGGCGCTCTCGTTTCTTTTTGGGAGATCAGGCGGGATGGGCAAAGAGGCATGTATCTCAGGTATTCTCACCCTCAATTGTCTTAGTCCGGGTAATTGTGCGAGCTTTGATCTATCGATTCCACCTGCATCTTCTGCTTCATCGTCGTCCTTAACTATTCTGTGTGCAAAAGGACCTGCTACCCAACTTGAAGGGTCTACAACTCCGTTTATAGTTGTAAGTCCCTCGTCCCTCAATACTATGCCTATGAATGGTCCTGTGCCTTCAAAGGTATTTGCCGAAAAAGATCTGGTGGTGGCTTCTCTAACTTTATCAAACCAAGTCGTGTCCGAACCATCATAATTTTTTGATGTAAGGGTGTCAGAAACTGGATTCAAAACCCCATAACCAATCTGCAAGATCTTTGCATACGGGTTACCTTTGCTCTTGTCGCTTTTATCACTAGCCACTTCCGGACTCCTTTATTAAGTCAAACAATTCGCTCTTATCTTCGTCCGTTAGACCCTGCTCTGCACCTGATTTTTTTTGAAGTAGTGCACTGATTTTTACAAGCTGCTCATTTGATCTCTGTAGTGTTTCGACATATTTAGCCGCTATTGTGCCAACAGACTCTTTTCTGTTTTCATCCTTCTTGATATACTCCATTAACTCCATCAATAAAGTTGTTGTAATGGCGCGATCACTTCTTATATTTTTTATTGCTTCGCCAATATATGATTCTAAGTCTTTCATAACAAAAATAAATAGTTAAAGAGCAAAAAAGTATTACAAATCACCTTTATCCCACTTCTTTTTAAATACTCTATACTTTACACGCATCTTATTTAGATTGTTAACTACCTGTTTTGTGTTGAGACCAGTAATTTCTCGGATGTAGAAATATATTGCTTTTTTATTGAATATATCTATTTGATCTGGATTTGAAAAGATAAGCCTAATGGCTTCATATACCTTCTCTTCATTTGGCTTCATGCTGGATGTTTCCCAAGAATTTACCTCTTGCCAAAATCCCATCCAAAATTCTTTTTCTATTCTTTTTGATTCATATTCGTTTTGAACTGTAAATTGTCTTATTTCCACGTTTTTAGGTATTTTATCAAATTGTACCTCTCTTTTGTTCTCTAGGGTGGTTTTTTTTACTTTGTGGATAAACCAATTTTTGGTGATAACTGAAAAATATGAAAATGCTTTGGATCCTTTGTTGGGGTCATACTTATCCAGAATGGTCGTTAGCCATATTTTGCACTCATCTTTTAGAACATCAATATTTGGAAGGTTTGTAAATTTGTAAGTGTAGATGATCTTGTCAACCATCTCATTAAAGGCAGGCTCTATCCATTGGATATATAGGTCTGTGCGGATCTTAATATCGTTTGTTTGTGCGTACTTAACTATTGCATCTTCGTGATCTTGCGTAAAGTAGTGATTTTTCTTTTTTGCTTTTTTTGGCATTATTCTTGTTCTTCATCTTCTTCCAAGCCATCGTTAGTTAGAGTATAGATGTCTTCAAATTCTTTTATGTCTTCTACAACTTGTTTAGAGTGTTTAATCAAACCACCAAGGGTTTCGTCTCCATAGAAAGTTTCCATCTCATGTAATCCATTTAAATGATTAGAAAAATTCTTAGCCGACAATAAAAGAGAGCCTATACTATCTGAAATATACAGCAATTTTGATAACATTTTTCTGATATACCATATCAGTAGAATATTGATGCTTATTGAAATTGCACAAATGATTATAATCCACGTCACCCTGTATAGTCCTCTTTCATTTTTTCCTTGTCCTGACGAACTTGTTGCTTGGCGTCCTCGATATGTTGCTTAACAACTTTACCAGTATCATTATTTTTTAAATAAATTGGCACCTCTGGTATTTTATTTAGTGTATTTTCTGCTCCGCATATCTCGCAATCGGTTTTTTCCTCTTTTATTGAGTGATAGACTTCAACAATTTCTCTGCAATCTGAGCACTCATATACATAACTTGGCATTATTTGTCTTCTTGTGAAGCTTCTGGATTATTAAACTTAACCAAGGGTGGATTTTTTACATAAAGTTCTGCTTCTCCGCCTTCTTCTTCGGCAGCGGGAACAAAATCCATATTTTGAAGGGTTTCTGTAATATCGCTTTGTTCCAAAAGACTTTTCTGTAGAGCCATCATCAGTGATCCCATTGCTTGTTTTGAAAGTTTCATAGTTCTCCTACCATTTAAAGTTATCTACATAGAATTGTACCACTTTTTGTATCTCTTCGTTAAATATTTTTTGTGGTTTCCACCCCAAAGACCTCAATTTGTCATCGTTTAGAGCATACCTTACGTCTTGTCCGAGTCTTTTATATCCCAAATCAACATATTGTTCCCAGTTTTTATCAGTTCCATAATAGGCTTTAATAATTTTCCTCACTGTTTCACGATTTTCTTGCTCAAAACCACCGGCAACGTTGTAGATGTCGTTTGTTTTCCCACTATTTATAATACTTATAACTGCACTTGCCGTATCTTCGGCATGTAGCCAGTTCCTAATTGGCTTTCCTTCGTTGTGAAGTCTAATCTTTTTACCTCGCTGCAAAAGTTTTACTGATAAAGGAATAAGTTTCTCTGGGTATTGATACTCCCCGTAGTTATTTGTTGGGCGGAAAATAATGTATTCTATTCCGTAGGTTCTCGCCCAAGCAGTAATTAACATGTCAGCAGCTGCTTTGGAAGCGGAATAAGGATTGCTTGGGTTTAGGTGATCTGTTTCGTAATGTTCTCCCTCTACAATATCTCCGTATACCTCATCTGTACTAAAATGAAACAAAATCGGTCGATTGTCAACATTGTTTGGTTTTGACTTTATTAAATCAAGTAGGTTCTGTACTCCATCAATGTTGGACCTTAGAAAGTCTTTGCTATCTATAATGCTGTTCCCAACATGGGTTTCAGCGGCCGTATTAATAATGTAATCACAATCAGGTAGATACTTTAAATCTGCGATGTCTTCGTTTACATACGTGAAATTATCAGGGTATTCATAGCAAAAATCGTCTATCAAATCAGGATTGGAAGCATATGTCATGCTATCAACTCCGTAGACTTTCCATCCCAGATCAAGACATTTCCTAGTTACATGAGAGCCAATGAAACCTAAACAGCCTGTGATTACAACCAACTTCATTTAATCACCTTTTTGGATCCTGTGACTGTCGCTGTCAAAGTGTTGTGTTGAAAATTCAAATAATTCTGTATCTTCCAAGGCAATCATTTGATGCCTTAGACCGCGATAGACGTGGAAATTGTCTCCTCTAGAAAGTATTTTTTCCTTTGCATTATTAATGTCATCGCCGTCAGAATACTTGACTAAGATCTTGCCAGATTGGATGTAAAATACTTCGTCTTTCAATTCGTGATAATGCCAAGAGCATCGTTTGCCTTTAACAAAATAAAGCAGTTTTCCGCAGTATTCTTCATTATTTACAATCCACTTTTCAAAACCCCATCCTTTAGGGACGAAGTTCATTGGCAAAGAAGTCTCCATCTTTAATCCCCTTATCGTCTATGTATAAATCTCCACTGGGCTTACCAAGAATTAGTTGGTGGTGCTTAACACCCCAATGTTTTAGTTGTTTTTCTGTCAAAGAATAAAAGTCACGGATCGCTAATGACGCATTGTTATTGTGCCTACCCATGCCTCTTGCAGTAAAAAATACTATGTAGTGCCCCTCATCGTAGAGTTTATTAATTTTTCTTATTCTCTCTAAAAACGGATACGATTTGTCATAATCGTCGTTATTATTTTTGTCGCAAATTGTGCCGTCAATGTCAAATACGTATTTCATTTTCTAAAATTCTCGTTGTTGAGTATGTCCCTATTCTATCAAAAAAAACTACTTTTTTCACTAGTTTTTCTCCTACAACGGTCTTCCCTTTCCAGTCTGAACCAATGATCATCACATCGATGTTATTGTCTACTAAGTGTTTTTCTAGCTCTTCGTTAGATCCATAGGTCACAACTCTGTCAACATACTTGATTGCCTCCAAGAAAGCTTTTCGGTCTTCAGTATTATTGAAAGGTCTGCTGGGACCTTTTGAGCTTTTTACTCTCTCATCAGTGTCGATACCGATGGTTAGAGTATCTCCTTGAGATTTAGCAAATTTTAAAAGCTCTATATGACCTCGATGTAAAATGTCGAAGCAACCATTTACCCAGATGTTAGTAGTTTGCATACCAAGGCTCATCAATTAAGTTATAAACTTTAATCATCTGCTTGATTCCGTCGTCCAAATCATAGTCGCAGGAATAGCCCTTATCATAGATTTTTTGGCTACTTACAATGTAATCTCGCTTATCTGGGTCTGAAGTAAACTCAGCCTTGATGATTTCTAGTGGAGTATATTTCTTAATAGTTTCAGCGAGCTGGAGTTTATTCATGTTGATAATATCATTACCAACATTGTAGGTATCATTCTTGAATGTGTCCCAGTTTTCAATAACCTGAGTGAACGCCTTACATACATCCCAAATGTGAACATAGTTTCTCATAAACTCACACTCGTAAAGCACAAGTACCCTGTCCCTAATCGCTTTCAAAACAAAATTATTTACCAACAAGTCACTCCTCGCCCTTGTTGATGGACCAAATACAGTTGCTAACCTAAATGTAGTACAGTTTTCAGTTTCTCTGAAGATGGCTTCTGCGTCCACTTTTGTTCTCCCATAGAGGGAAATAGGATTTAGGGGGTCATCTTCTGTAATGACCTTGCCATTTTCACTCGTCCCATATCCCGAATTAGTACAGGGATAGACAACCATCTGATCTTTAGATTTGTTTTTAGCAACCCACTCACAAGCTCCATAGTTAACATCAATAGCTTCTTGGGGTCTCTGGTCGCACAAAGGAAATCCCACTAAGGCAGCGAGTGGAATAACCACATCACACTCTTTCATATATCTTTCCAAAACAGAATGGTCTCTTACATCCGCCTTTTCAAAATGAAAATTGGGATGGTTTACGTATCTTAAAAGGGACGTTCTATCATAGAGTAAGCTATCAACAACATATACCTGATGTTTATCTATGAGATATCCAACTAATTCGCTGCCGATATATCCTGCTCCGCCTGTTATTAATATTTTCATTTAAAATTTTATCCTCCCTGTGATCATGTCCTTGAGCATTACCCAGTCACAAGCTTTTGCCCACACAGGATTGGACCAAGCTGCTGGCTTATTCTTTTCAAAAAAGAAGTGACCTGACCACGCGAATGGATAGATAATAAAAGGGGTAGCCAACAAAGCAAGAAAGAAAGAATTAAACAAACAAAAAACTACAAAGGAAATTGTTGTTGCTTGCCCAAGGGCGTGGAGTCTGCGACACCACTTGTTTTGGTGTAATGTCAAATAATATTCATAGTACTCTTTAAATTCCATTGATGACATTAACCCCTTTCTGTTGTACCACTATTGTAGCACACTCATTGGCGAATTTTAATGCCTCATCAATGTCTTTTGATTGCAAGTACCTTGTTACAAAGCCTGACAAAAAGGTGTCTCCTGCGCCACACAGATCTTTTATTTCTACTTTCTGAACATCGTATGTTTTGCCGTTATAAGAACATCCCTTATCCCCAAGTGTGACAATTAGCTTTTCTTCAAATATGTGCTCTAAGCCAAAAAGATTTGAACTAGTTTTTTCAAATTCTATTTCGTTTATCTTTATCCATTTACAATCTTTGCACCAACGACCTAAAGATTTTTTGGTATCCATGAATGTGAGGGGGTGCCTGTAACATATTGTCTCAATATCCTCTTCAGATAAGAATCCTTTGTTATAATCAGATATTACAACCGCATCATATTGTGAAAGATATTTTTTTGTCAAATATTTTTTGTTAATTCTTTTAATGTCTGATTCATCAGAATCAATTCTTATGAATATGTGATTCGTTTTCTCTTCTACATATCTGGTCTTTTCTATATGTTTTTCATTGTGCAGAATATCGCATTCAACACCTAGTGATTTCAAATTTTCATATACATTTAAGGCCATGCCGCCATTTCGTTTTTCTTTGTCTTTAACAAATACTGGAACTGGTGCTTCGGGTGCCAGCCTCTTACAGTGTCCGTAAACATATACATCTTCGCAAGCATCGCCAACAACCAAGACTCTCATTACCAGCTAATCTCCCAATCTTCAAAATCTGCGGCGAGGCAGTCAACTTTATAATCTTTTCTTCCGCCTACAATTTCTTGAATTTTATTTTTAGCCGTATTTCTAATTCCATTGAGTCCGTGAGTTAATTCTAAATTGTTGCCATCTTTAATTCCCTTACGATAATTTGACTCATTGTGCCAGATATGTAAATTCATTTGAGATAAAACCACGATAGCTCTTATTGTCTCAGCAGTAACCTTGCCGTCTTGCTGGTCCAAGCAAAGCTGAATATCATGTACTATGTCAGCAATTTCTTGGGAATATTCATCTTTATGGTCTGTAATAAAAACCTCCTTTAGTTGAGAAATTGAAAGCCTGTCAATTAACTCTGAGAGGGTTGGTAAATATTTTCTAGATTCTTGATTTGACATCTTCGTACACCACCTTTAGTCCATCTTCTAAGCTGGTTGTAGCTTCCCAGCCTAAGTCATTTTTGATTTTACTACAATCACACCATTGACCCCAAATAAGAGTTTCTTTAGATGTGTCAAAGTTTATTATAATGTTTTTATCAGAAATTGCAATAACTTTTTCTGCTATTTCTCCGATTGAGACCCTTTCTTGTTTGCCAAGATTATATGGTCCGACCATGTTTTTGGAATCCATTGCCTCAATCATTGCTTTGGTGCCCTCAATGGCATCTTCTATAAAACAATAGGAACGAGTTTCTTTTCCATTGCCCCAAACATTAAATTCTACATCCGGGTGGTTTATAGCTCGGTTACAAAATACTGGAATTACAGAGCCCGTATCTAAACCAAAGTCTTGGTTTTTACCGTATATTCCAATATATCTTGCAATCGCTGCTTTAAAATTTGAACTTTGCTGGACCGCTGCTTCAATTTGCTTTTCTGTGATTAGTTTAGCCCACCCATAAGATAACTCTGGATTGGCAGGTTCCGCTTGTTCCTCTCTAATAAGCGGCGAGTCTGGTGTTCCTTGTAATTCTTTTGGGTACACATGGGCGCTACTGGCATAGAAAAACATTGGGATATTATTTTTTACACATGCTGATAAAACATTGGAATCCATTTTTAAATTCTCACTCATAACCTCATATGGACGCGAAGTGTAATATCCAATGCCGCCGACCTTGGAAGCCATATGAATAACAATATCGTAATCTTTTATATACAGGTCACAAAATCTCGCTTCTCTTAAGTCGGCGTTTTTGACAATGCAATCGTCCATGATATCAACTATGTAATCAAACTTGCCCCTCTCAAAATTATCAACAATTGTAACCTTTGATCCACACTTAACCAAATTAGCAGAAAGAGCGGATCCAATCAAACCCGCTCCTCCTGTAACCATAACTTTTTTATCTTTCCAAAAACTCATCCTATGATCTCTCCTATGTTATCAACATAATCACTACAAACGCCAGCGGCGATCTGAGGAATTTTCCAATTGTCTTTTTCGGGCATTACACAAATTGACTTTGAAGTTATTTCTTTTCCAGAATAAGTCCAGATATAATTGTCACTAGTTAGTGTAGCCTCGTCGCTATCATGAAAAAAACACCTGATATCATTAGAGAGTAATATTTTTAATGCTTCTATGTTTTTGCAGTGACACCAGAATTTATCGTTTTTCAAATATTCAATTGAAACTTTGTGGTCTGGCTTGTCGTGCCCCAAAAACAAAGAGCCGCCCACATACCATACATCTATTTCGACATTGTATCCTTTTTGTAGAGCTGAATTTATGTGGGAAGGGCTATTTTCTAATGACGGCTTTGGACCCTCTGTGTTGCCTCTGTGTGCTATTTTTATCATTTTATCGTGACAAATTTACATAGTATGGTTTTTTATCATAAATAATTTGATTAAAAAGTGCTTGTGTTTCTTGTGCATCTTCTGGCCAAATTTTAACGATGTTTTCAAAGCCACTCATATGGGCTCTGTCGTCCACAGCCCAATGAGACCATCCTAGCCAGTCATAATCCTTGTCCCTTCCTGCACCGCACAATTTTACAGGTATCTGATCTCTCTCTAGGTAATTTCTAATAACCTCAAATGGTCGATAAATTAAAAAGGGAGTCATTGAATAACAGATAGGAATTTTTCCCTCAAGAGCCATACCGACTCCCATGGAAACCAAAAGTTGTTCCGCAGCACCCGGATTGAAAAATCTGTCTGGGAATTCGTCCCTCAAATCATCAAAATGCTTATAGCCCAAATCACCCGCAATCAAAACAATATCTTCATTTTTTCTCATCTCTTCATGCAAAAGAGAAACAAAAGTTTTTCTAACACTCATTTTCTAATATCTCCAATCCTAGTTTATAATCTTCCTCAGTTAATTTCATATAGTGAGCATCGAGCCCAACAAGGAACGGGAACTGCTCAACTTCTGTTCTATGAAAAACAATATCTGGTAAAAATGCCTTACACCTTTGCTCCAAATAATCTACATCAATTGGGTCATAACAAGCCCAGCCGTTAGCATTGACATGGACCTCTATGTTTTTAAGACCTGCAACTTTAATATATCTGAGGCTTTCCCAAACAATTCCTTCAGCACACTCTCCATCGGTTATGGTAACATAAACTTTTTTATCTGGATTTGCCGCTGCTCTTCCCACTGCTACGGCGATTCCCAGCCCCAAACTGCCAGTCGAACAATCTATGTGATTTTCTAAATCTAAGTTAGGGTGCCCACCATGCTTCTCAACGAGATTATCAGCATCAACATGATCATAATATTTTTCCAAAATAACATATAGAGCATATGCAGCATGACCATTTGATAAAATAAAGACATCATCTTTATCCATTTTTTTATATATGCCGTCAATCATATCAATGCATGTAAAGCAACTTCCTACATGCTCCTCGTTATGATCATACAACAATTTTAAAAGTCTCTTTTTTAATTCTTTATCAGCTTTGTGAGCCATTGCTAACCTCCATAATATATCTCCTCAAATCTCTAGGTGTACCTAAAACAACGTGCCTGTCTTGGCAATCAATGCCAACCTTTTTTCCATCTTCTATCAATAGATTATAAACGGGGCAAATGTAATATTCGTTCTTAATCTTTAATTCCCTTTCTATCATCATTTTGGAATACTTTACAAAGTCACTTCCTTTTCTATAATAATAAAGACCACCAACAGCATCTTCACTTATAACTTCTTTTTCAGCAGCTTTTGTAACATACCCCTCTTCATCAGTTGCCACATAGCTATGTGCATCACTGGAGGATTTAAAGACTCCTACCATTCCATCATATTTTTCTGGGACTGAATGTGGATCAAATTTAGGCTCAAAAAAACAATCGGGTGTAAAAATTACAAGTGGATCTTCATTATCAATTAACTCTTCTGCTAACAAGCAGGAACAGGCTGCACCTTGAGTTACCTTATCAACTACAACAACATCGATGTCTTTGCCAAAAATATCAGACAATTTTTTATCGATTTCATATTGTTCAATATGTTCTTTTCTTACAATAAAAATATAATGTGCTGATTCAGTATTAACAGACTCCAAAGCTCTTTCGATCATGTGTTTTTCATCAACATATATCAAAGGCTTTGGCGTATTGTATCCATCATCAACAAATCTTTGTGCTCTACCGGCGATAGGCAAAAGTATATTTACTTTACTCATTATCTCTCCTACTAACTAATATTTTCTCTGTCATAAGATGGGCATATTTTGCATTTTCTTCGAGTGTGGCAGACGGGTTTTGTATCTTGTGGTCAATAAAACAAGCTGCAAAAGTATCTCCTGCCCCAAGAACATTTAAATTTTCTATAACTTTTGTGCTGCTTTTAATTTCTTTTTCGCCGTTCGCAATTATACTTCCGGCTGGGTAATGTAGAACGACAAACCCTTTGACATTTTTAACCAAATCTTCCAAACTAACTGATAAATCTTCATCTGATATAAAAAGATAATCAATATATTTTAATATTTCTAAATCTTTTATGGGTCCCGAAGTTATATCTGCTGATACTGTTCCGTTAATATCTTTGACAAAATCTGTATTTTTCAACTTATTTATATACATAACATGGTGCCACCCAGCGTTAGAGAGGCTTATGTTTTCGCAGGTTCTCAAATTTAAATTTCCCCTACCTAAACGGACACCTTGCTTTTCATTAATTAAAATAATTGCTTCACCGATTGCAGTAGGATTAAGATCCACGGACAGGTTCGAATCCACTTCTTTTAGCGCACTCCAAACATTAGCCATCGCTCCAAGACTATAACTTTTCTCAAACTTTTCGTTTATCATTTGATCAATCGTAATATGACCATAGAGCGCCAAGTCATAAGTCTGCATCTATTTCATTTCTCCGCTGGTGGCTTCTAGTTTATCTAAATTTGCTACTGCTTCTTCGTCTGCGTCAGTGATCCAAGACATTTTTGAAAAGAAGTCATAAAGCTCTACAAGAACCCCTGTTCCACCTCTAGAGTCTAGCACATAAGATGCGTTTTGTTTAATAGTATTTGGAGCATCTGATGGGCAGAAAGTTACATCAAGGGCTTTGAACATGGATAGATCAAAATAGTCATCTCCAACAAATGCCATCTTTTCTTTTTTTACACCATATTTTTCTTCAAACATATCTAAAAACCTAGACTTATCCAAACTAAGATCGGTGCCCCTTGAACAATAAAAATCTATATTTCGTTTATTAGCCATGGTTGAATTAAAATTATCGCCAGATATCATAATCACCTTTACGCCAGCGGCGATAAACCTTTTTATTGCGGTAAAGTCTTTACAAAAAAACTTTTTACTGAGCACGTTATGGTCTGAGTCATATACTTTTGTGCCATCGGTGAGAACACCATCTACATCTAAAACTAACATATCTATCATGAAAAGAACTCCTTTGTATTTTTAACCACTCCGGGAGAATCCCAGTAGCCTTTTTCTTTTGAGCTAAAATTATTTTCTCTAGGACATAAAATAAAGTCTTTAAGCAAATTAAGGTCAATGCATTCAAATGCCATTTTACAAAAATAAAGTTGAGATTCCATCTCTTCTCCACTTCTCTGATGGACAGGCTTACCGGCCGGGAAGCTTTTTGGACCTTGGCGAGAATAAAGTTCATCACTTGTCACAGTTGTTATCACACTCCCAACGTTTCTCTCATAGCTATAAGTTGTATCTTTGGCGGTGGGTATCGGGGAGGCTTCGGAGAGATATGAAAAATTCAAGTCACCTTTTTCATAAAAAGGATAGCCCCCTCTATGTTCAAATATATCTCCAGACATATGACCATAGTTTGCTCTCATATAGTTTATCATCAGAATATGTTCCGCGCAATACGTTGGATATCTGAACTCGTCTGATTCGATTATTTTTTCATAAGCCTTTACAAGCTTATCCGTATAGTCAACAAAAATATGATCTCCAAGCTTGTAAGGATCACTATTAAATTTGTATGCATATATATTTCCAAAAACCATTTTTTTGCTTTCTAAAAATAAATCTATAATTGGATTTAAATCTTCAAACATTTCATCGCTTCTGACTTTGATTACAAATTCTGTGTCAACATTTTGCAGTCCGTAGTATGTTGACTTTACTGCCCAAGGAAATGTTGATCGACTTAAAGCGTCCCCGTACCAAGTTGGCTCCCACTCTTCCATTGATGGCATGTACTGACCACAAACAGCAACGCTTTTAGAGTCAAGGTGTGATGGGTCTATCAACTCTAACAAAGAAGTATCGTCTTCGTACCAGTGAGATATAACAACTTTGCCAAATTTTAAATAATTATTTATATTTTTTAATGATATTTCATTCAAAGGACCCTGAATTAATATAGTGAAGGACATTATCTATTTTCTCCGTACCAATCAATCGTATCTACAAGACCGTCCCTTAATGAGGTCGAAGGGACATATCCCAAAGCGTTTTTGAATTTAGCCATATCATAAAACCTTCTTGGCTGACCATCTGGTCTAGAGGTGTCCCAAACAATTTTCCCCCCAAAGCCAGTTAAATCTTTAATTGTTTCCACCAACTCCCTAATTGTTGTTTCGACTCCAGTTCCAAGATTAAAAGGTCCACTTTCGTTTACCTTTTCAGCCATATCTATTATAGCCTGAGCTGTGTCTATAGAATATAGAAATTCTCTAGATGCAACGCCGGTACCCCAGACCTCCACCTGTTTATCGCCCCTTTCCTTAGCCTCTAGAAACTTCCTAATTAAAGCAGGAACAACATGCGATGTTTCTAAATCAAAGTTATCGTATGGTCCATACAAATTGGCTGGTAATAGTACCACAGAATTAAACCCATACTGCTCTCTATAGGTCCAAGACTGAATGATAAGATTTTTCTTTGCCATTGAATAACCAATAGAATTTTCATCGGGGAGATCTTTCCAAAAATCTTCCTCTGTATAGGGAACCGGGAGGTGCTTTGGATAACCACAACCAGCAGCTAGTGCCACAACTTTGTCACATCCGGCTAATCTGGCATATTCCATAACAAGAGTGCCCATAGTAATGTTTTTATAAAAGAATTCTCCGGGAGCGGCTTTATTGGCAGCGATGCCTCCGACCTTGCCAGCAAGGTGCAAAACAATATCTGGCTTGTGTGAGAAGAAGTAATTTTTGACTTGCTCCTCTTTTGTCAAATCCAATTGTTTACTTGTTGGTGCTAAAATTTTACAATCTTTTTCTTTCAACAATTTCATCAAATTGTTGCCAACAAAACCATGAGCGCCTGTAACTAAAACTTTTTTGCCTTTCCAAAAACTCATCTTTTAACCTCTTTATTTTCCATCATTGTTTTGAGGACTGCCTCAGTTGTATAATTATTAATCGCTCTGCTATGGGCATTTTCCACAATGTGTTTATATTTCTCCCAATTGTTGCTTATTTCAGAAATCATATCCGGCAATTCTTTTTCCTCTTCATAATACAGAAACTCTTTTTCTGGCTCGTAGAAGTATTCAATTGCATTCCATGGATCTTTCTTGACTAACATCAGCATCTTAAACATCCCTGCTTCAGTTATTCTAGGTTTAAGCTGGCAAGCAATTCGATCCTCAATGTTTGAAAAAGCCCTATTATCTTCCCAACCGTCGTATTTTTTAATATTATTAATATGATTATCGTGCAAAAAGATGTGATTAACAATGGGGACAGTCTTTGTTTTACTTAAAATATCCCACTTTTGAAATGTTGTCAAGTTTACATCCGTTACTTTGCCTGCAAGACCTTGAAGGTCAACTGGCTCATTTGGATGCCAATGCTGGTGTCCTATTGTTGTGAATTTGTAATTGAATTTGCTTATCTCATTAACAATATTTTCGTGTGTTTTACCACAGATAGAACCATAAAAAATAGAATCATATATTTTTTCATCTGTGTTGTATGCTAGTGCTGCTTCTTTATCTATTGGAAATAGACTAAGCTTAAATCTATTTGTACCTTCATTGTATTTATCGTTTAGCCATTGCGCCGTGTAGGGACAAATTGTATAAATATCTGTAAATATATCAGCCAGACCAGATGTTCTTGTTCCATACTTCAAATCTTGTGTGTAAGAGCACGGATGCTCTCCATTAAAAAACATCTTTCTTTTAAATGTCTCAATATATTTATGAACTTTTTCGTTCCACAAACAGTCGTAACCAATTGAAAGACACACTTCTTTATCTTCGCTATAGTTGGAAACATGCTTTTCATAATCAAAATGAGTCACTATACAATCTGGATAGTTTTGAGATAAGCTTTTAATTAATTTCATACCAATGTCCACTCTTTTGGGTAAAAACCGTCACGATGATTATAACTTGTTTCCGGGTCATATTTAAGCGGTGCTACTGTTAAATTGTCTTTTTGATCAATATATGCAGCCCACCATCCAAAACTACTTATATGTGATAGTATATGATGATCACACGAAGAAATCAAGCAAAAATCTTCAATGGGTGAATTATTTTCAGAAAAAAGAAAATCTCCTCCTTTAAAATTATCCTTACACCATTGAACATCTTCTACATTGCTACTTTGCCAACGCTTGCCCCCAGTAAAAACAAGAAATTTTACTTTTTTATTCTTAAATACTGATGTGGCGTTTTGGAAATATTTATAATAAAAACTATCACTTGTTAGTTGTTTTCCCCCATATGAATTATTATAAACAACTTGATTAGGATCAGTATTGTCTGTATTATCTCCACGTCTCATATGAAGAGACACTATTTCATAGCCTTTGTTATCCTCTTTTATTTTTTCAATTTTTTCTTTGGCTTGGTCCACTAAAAGCTTTTTTGGTGTTAGCTCTGATATTAATTTATCTTTATGATTTTTAAAATATTTTGTGCTTTGGAAAAAGCCTGTTATATTGGTGTTATCGGGTATATTAAAGAAGTTATTATCAAACTGCTCAGGAGAAGGTTCTCTATATGAGTACTTAATTAAGTTTAAATCTCCTTGATTAAAATAAGATGATTTGATATTAAAGTTATTTAAAAGACATTCTTGACCATGCCAAGTTCTAGTAGAAGGATTCGGTATCATCACCTCATAACCCTTCTCCAAGCCTAGAGATTTTAGCGCAGCATACTGAAATAGTTGATTGCCCAATCTCCCCAACTGTCCTAATTCGTAAAAAGTTATCATTCTTCCTCTGTAAACCAAGCCATCAGTTCTCCATCTATTTTCCCATCAAATCCTGATAAAGAAAAATCTGTATATCCTATGGATACCAAAAATCTTACAATGTCTGCTTTATCATATCCAAACTGCTCAGTATTTTTTTGATCATATTCTATTATTAAAAATGGTTTGTATTTTTTTAAAGTCTCTTGCGATCCCTTTAGAATGTCCAACTCTGCTCCCTCTGTATCTATTTTGCACCCAGATATAACATTGTTGCCTAAAATACCCTCATTGGCTGCTAAGAAATCATCCAAAGACCAACATTTGACTTCTTGCTCATAAAATCCTTCGCTATTAAATCTTTTGGGATTAGGTGCCAATGTAGATAATCCAGAATCTTTTCCCTCTTTAGCGATTTTTAATTTTTTGGAATCTGTTTTGCTCCATAGGGCAACATTGTAAGCTTTTATTTTATTTTCTAAATTATTAATTTTTATATTTTCTTGCAAGATTTCATATACTGTTTCTCCCGGCTCAAAAGCGATACATTTAATGTTGGGTTTGTAATAAGTTAGAAAACAGTAATTTCCTGTATTCGCCCCTATATCTAAAAACAATATTTCTCCATTAAAATCCTTTCTTTTTTCTGTTTCAGTTACCATTTTGCTAAGATTTGCAATCATAGAATGAATTTCGTAGAAGTATAGCCCTCTTGTAGAGCCCCAATAGTCTTTAATTTTTTTAGACATCTTTATCGGGTCTGCTAGTGGAGGGTCATTAATTATCATTTCGTAATAATCCCCCTTGTCTGTAACATATTTTCTAGTTTGTTCTTTTTTCCATTCCTCTAAGTCCCATTCTTCTAAATAATCCATTTATCTCACCTCTGTATTTCGAAACAACTCAAATTCTGTCAGATCTCTATAGGGAGGGCTTTCTGGAATGTCAGGCATATTTTGTGGGTAGTTCTGCATGAGAGTGAGTCCTCTAGCCGCCTGCTCCGGGGTCATATACATGTTCCATCCTTCTTCATCGATCATATCTTCGTGATACTTCATTCCGTCTGTTCTGCCTTCATACCTGCGAGCTTTTAACCATTTTACTGCTTCTGGATCATCAAGTAAAATCATTCCACCCTTTCCAATCTTTAAATGTTTTTTGATATGAAAGGATAGGCACATCATAGAGCCGGGAATATACATGTTAGATGTCAGGCGTTTTGCTGCATCATAGATTGGGAATGGTTTAAGCTGGTAAATGCCTTCCCAATCTATATCTTGGAAAATTAATTTACCCCCCGCCTGTAAGATGGATTGCGGTGGAGAAAGGTAGGTTCGCTTAGGAATTATCACTTCTCTCCCTTCCACCTGATGCCATTTGCAAGCCAGAAACAAAGCATTGGTGCAACTATTAACAGATACAGCATAGGGTGCTCCCGTATAATGTGCAACTTCTTCCTCAAACATTTGTACTACCTTATATGGGTTATGCAGCATTATCAACCTCTCTTTTTAGATCATTTAAATTTTTTATTTTTCTAATATTTTTTTCAACAACATCATCTCTGTCAATTAAAAAACTTACAAAGCCTGACTCTGTTGACGGAGCATAGTCTAATTCATAACTATCCCCTATGTATATCGAACTATTTGTATCAATATTGTATCTGGCTTTTGCATAATTGTAAAATTCTACGTTTGGTTTTTCTAAGCCAACCTTTGCAGATACCACTACAAAATCAAGCATGTTCAAAATGTTTAGTTTTAACAATATATTTTCTAAATTATCATCAAAATTAGAAAGAATTCCAATTCTTACTTCTTTCTCTTTAAGAAATTTAAACACTTCATACACATTACTATCTAGAGTCCATTCTTTCTCTATGGAGTGATAAAAATCATAGAATTTTTTGTGCCCTTGGATGCCAAGCTTTTTAAATAATTTCCTATTATACTCATTGTAGAATTTTCTTTTTTCACTATCTTTTTTTATAGTTACAGAACTATAAGGCATCTCTCCATCTAATTCAGCATAACACCTTAATATATCCAGCCTAGATATTACTTCTAAATTATTTTCTTTACAATATTTTGTAAGTATATCCTCTTTTCGGGGTGTCAAAAAAGCTATGGTGTTTACAAAATCGAATAAAACAGTGTCAATCATTTACGCCCCTATTCATCAAAGACTCTATTTCGTCTTGCGTTGCATATATTTCCTCTGCATATCTCATAACGCAAAACTTTTCTTTATTATCAGATACAGGCAAGCTCACACCCAGTAAGTTTTCTTTAAGCCACATTTCTGGCGCGTTAAATATTCTACTTATCATGCCAGTGGTACCGGAAAATCTCCCGTTAAACTCAAATGGGCATGGTAAGCCATTTTTTAATCTAAACTGAATATTAACATAATCTAGTCCTAACTTTGTTGCGATCAAACTCAAATAAGACTCCATGTTTTTGTCAATAATTCTCTCGGCGAAGTTTGTAGATCCGCACTTTAATTTTCTCTTAAATATACAGATTCCCTTTACCTTCTTATCTTTACCCAAATAAACACCTGCTGTGTACTCATCGCCTGCTAACTTTTCCTGTATAATTTTATCAGAGGAAAAATTTACATTTTCAACTTGTTCTTTGTTTTCTAGTTGTAATACCTCTTTTGATCCACAGCCGGTTCTGGATTTTAAAATGTATGGAAATCTGTTGTACTCGCACTCCAATGGTAAGAAAGTTTCTGGATAACAAAATGAATTATCTTTTAAAAATTCATAGGTTTTGAACTTGTCCTCGCAGATCAATATTTTTTGATAATCTCCAACAACAATTTTGCACCCAGTCTTTTCGCTAATAAAGCTTTTGTTCTCTGATATCTTTAATATTTCCGAATCAATACATGGGATATAAACATCTATATCATGTTGTTTTATAAAAGATACTAAAAATGGCACATACTCTTCTGAGCCAACTGAAGGACTTATAAAAGATAAGTTATCTCTGTATAGCCAAGAGTCTTCCACGCTATGACCTATTTTATATATTCTTGTGCAAATACTCGATTTATCAAGACATTTTATAACGCCTTGTGCAACATCTCCCCCAACACCACTAACTAAAATATTTATCATACCAACTTACTCTCAACAAAGTCACAGAATTCTTTAGCCACTGCCTTTACATCTTTTGGTTGTGTTTTTTTAAATCTCTGATTATTAAAAAAACAATTTTCTCTAAGCTGATTGTTCATATTTGTTGCTATGATTTTTGGATCAAAATTGTATATTCCTTTACAATTCGTATTTTCTCTCTCAAGTCTCATGAATTCCAAATATTCTTCTAGTCCTAATTTTGTAATACTGTAAAGTCCTAAATATTTATTTTTTGATTTTGCAGCACCAGAAGTAATATTAAAATATTTCCAATCACATGTCAAAGAAAATAAAAAATTACATATTAGAATAGGGGATGTTAAATTTGTATCTATAGTGTTTATAATTTCTAAAGGCTTGACATCAGACATGGGCGCGACAGGACCCAGCATAGCAGCGTTATTCACAAAAACAATTACACTCTGCTTATATTCATTGTTAATTTTTTGTCTTAGAGATTGTAAGTAGGATGCCAAAATTTTTGGTTTTGACAAATCAATGTCTCTCCTGTTTATAGAAATAACTTGTTTATTTTGTAATAATAAAGCATTTTCTATTTCCTTACCTAGACCCTTTGTGGTTCCAGTAATAATATAGACAAAATTCTTCATGCTCTTTTACCATTCGCAATCTTGGTAATAATAAGGATTGGGTTCTTTAAGCCAATATCCACGAAGATAACCACGACTCCCTTTCCAGCCGTCAAGCCCCAGCATTGGATTTAAAGTGCTACCTATATCCATGTATGTGTTATTGGGAAATTTTTTATACAACTCATATATTAAAAGATTAGTCAAGCTAGCTGCTGAAAACAGAAATAAATGATTTTTAATATTGTTTTTTTCTACCCAGTCTAGCATTTCTTTTATTAAATGAGTATCATTAACGTGACAGTTGCTGCCAATTCTGAAATCTTTTTTTAAATTTAATGGAAAACCTGAAAGGTCTGCTTTTTTATTGCACACATACACAACTTCATAATTCTTTTGCTTCATTGCCGGTAACATTTGTGTCATAAAGTTAATGTAATTTCCGTTAATCAAAAGATTTGCAAAAGTTAAGTTTTGTTCGTCTTTTAATAACCCATTATCATACTGCCATGACCAATCATCGTTTCCAACATCTTGTTTTGTGCATATTCCTTTGTAATAATTGTGTTGCTTGTGAGTATAGCATTTGAATAAATGCTTCCGCAGGTCTTGGTTTTCCTCTGGAATAAACGACTTGTGCTCTTCCTCGCCCCAACTACCGGGGTGTTCTTGTTCTCGAAGAAAACAAGTTTTTTCTTTTATAAAAATCTTTCTGTTTTGTAGAATATAAAGCTCACCATCGGAAAACCTAGTGAAAGCAAATGGCTCACCTGTTTTTATTTTTTCTAGGAAGGTTTTAAAATCTTTTTTAAACTTCATCCTTTAAGACCTCGTACACTTTTTCAGCAGCGTATCCATCTCCATAGGGGCAGTCTCCAACAGGTATATGATCTGCGTTGACTTGATTGAAAAGACCTTCCAAATCCTCTGGTTCAAGACACATTAAAGCAAAAGTGCCGACACCTTCAAGTCTTTCTGTTTTCTTTCGACATACAATACATTTCTTTTTTAGAAAAGAAGTTTCCTCTTGTAAGCCGCCAGAATCAGTGATAACGAGCCTTGTTTTAGCCAGCAACTTTATGAACTCATTATACTCTACTGGCTCAACAATTTTAAGGTTTTTTAGCAAATGCTTATGCTTTTGAACATTGGGATTTGGATGCAGAGGAATAATAAACTCCAAGTCTTTATTTACTTCAGCAATCTTGTCAATAGCTTTAAACCAATCTTCCATGTTGTGGTGGTTTTCTCTACGATGCATCGTTACAACAACTTTATTTGTGTATTCTGTTTGTATCCCTCGCAGATTATCCAACACGGTGTTGCCTACAACTTCTACTCTGCCTTGAGTTGTTTCATTTTTTAAAAAGTCTTTCGACATTGTGGTTGGACAAAGATGAACGTCGGCAATCCTAGAGATGGCTTGTCGATTAAATTCCTCTGGATATGGTTGATTTTTATCATATGTTCTTAGACCTGCTTCCAAGTGGATTACTTTAATTCTTCTGTGGAAAGCAGCTAACGCAATAGAGAAAGCAGAGGTCGTATCTCCCTGTACCAAAACAGAGGTTACGCCTTCGAAAATCTCCTCTAAGTTCATAACGGAACTCACGATGGAGTCAAGTCGATTTGGACCGTCTTTGATTTCTAACTTTATTAAATCTTTACCCTCGCCTACTTTTGAGAGTAGGTCTGTGTGTTGACCTGTGAAAAGCAAGCGGTATGGTATGTTGCCATCCATTTGGTCTAGCAATGGCTTAATCTTAATCCACTCTGGTCTTGTTCCAAAACTTAATAAAATCATACTTTTATGCCTCGTACAGTTTCCCAGCCGCCCTTGATCGCTGTCTGGACGCAGACATCTCTTTCGTTGAAAAAACGCTGATGTGATACTGCTTGGTTAGTTGAGGTTGCTTTTATATCAATGCCCAACTCGTTGCCCAAGATAGATCCGTGGAGACTTTTATCCTCTGGTGGGTGTGGAGGGCAGTATGTTTGGATGTTGCCGTATTTCTGGGCAAGGTATGAAAACTGAATGTCTTCACCGTTATCCCAAGTCGTTGGCTTCTCTCTCCACAGGTGAGACAGCCACTCCCTCTTAAAGAACCAAGCGTGTCCTACTAGGTCTACTCTTGTTGTTTCACTGTTTTGCGTAGGCCACCCGCAGCGGTCGTGCTGGACATAAAACTTGTCGTTAAGTGTAACACCAGCCGATCCAAGAATGCCTTCGCTGGTCTTCATTGTCTCTAAGCAGTTTTCAAACCACCTCTCGCCCGGAATAGTATCGTCATCAAATATGGCTACATACTCAGTGTCAGCCAACAAAGCAGCGGCAAACCTTCCATAGAACTTCCAGTTGTAATCATTGTGGAATATTCTATCAAGGTTAAGTTCTTTAAAATTGAATCCATCATTGTCCTCGTGTTGATTTACCCACAGCCAAATCTGTGTTGGTCTAGTTGTCTGCTTCCTGATCGCATCAATCTGCATTCTAAGATTATATGGGCGACGATAAGCATTTAAAATAACTGTAATAGGGGCTTTAGTAGCTTCAGTTCTTTTGTCACTTTCCAAAACCTCCGCAACCTTGTCAATAACCTTTGTTTTTTGCGACTTTACAAAATCTAAAAGCTCTTGCCCTTTGTATTTGGAGAACCATTCCTCACTAGCGCAGCCGAGGTTATTATTGGTTTTAAGTTTGCAATTTACAATACGAGCTTCAACAGCCAAACGGCAGAAAGTTTCGAGGACCTGAGAAAAGAAAACTAAACCATCGTGCTCCGCAAGTTGCTTAATGAAGTTGTTATAATCTAGTGAAACAATAAAGTTGTAATCAATCTTATTTTGCTCACAAAAACTTTTAGCTTGCGCTGTTCCCTTGACCTGATTGGTGCTGTTTAGGACAGCCATCTTGCCATTCTTTTTACTATCCACATACTGCTGAAGGGTTTCAAACTCTTCGTCTGACCACAAAGAGCACCCTAGATTTATAACATTTGCTTCTCTGATGTTTTTGCTAATTACTTCAGCGTGTAACTTAGACTGGGCGAAGACCGCTTTAGCACTTCTGTAAAAATCTAGATTGAGTAATCTGTTAGCTGGTACTTTATAGTCTTTGTAGGGGGAAGGGTCTCTCCCAACAATATATTTGTGGTCGTGTTCGTATATCACATAGTCGCAAGACTTGAGTAAGTTAATACACATACCGGGCAGCATGACAAAGTTGGAAACAATAAAAAGTTTATCTGCGTTTTCTTTTATGAACCTTTCTGTTACATTCTTAGACTTTATTCTGGCTACAGGGTATCCCCTATTAACGAGCGAAGAGACGACAATCTCATCTACGAGTTCGCCGCCTCCCCTAATCTCCGAAGCATAAAAATCTGCTATGTGGATGATCTGCTTCATTAACTAAATTCTACCACATCAAGGTTTCCTAGCGAAGGACCGATATCAACAGCATTTGCAAAAGCATCATATTGCTTTTCTGCTTCAAACTCTTTTCTTACCCAAGTTTTTAATTTTTTAGCCATGTCCTCATATTTTTTATAATTTTCATGTACGTCTCCAAGAACATTTAAAAAGCTTTTTTGATCCGGATAACACCACATTGAGTCTTCTTGTAAAACTCCGTCCCATACCGCTTCCTTTTGTATTTGACCAAGAGTGTAGTTTACTTCTCCAAACATTGCCTTATTTACTGTTTTAGTTTTTGTTTTTGAGCCTTTTTTTCTTTGTTTCGTTGGTACGTTCAAGAAATCACACTGACCACTCCAATTAGTTGTGATAATTGGAAGCCCAGTATAAGAAGCTTCAAAAAGGGGCAAACCCCAGCCCTCACCATGGGACAGAGAAATGAGACATTTAATTTTTGGATGAGAATATAAGCCTATCATCTCTTCGTCTGTCATATCTCCATGAAGGAGATATACTTTACACTTAGCGTCTTTTGGTATACCTCTTTTTAAAGATTCTTCAGCTTGTATAGAATCGATAGTCGAGTTATTTTTAAGAAAACCTTTTAGCACCAAGCCGACATTGGGGTTATCTTTAAACTTATTAACAAACATATTTATTGTATCAACTGTATTTTTTCTGGGACCCCATTGAGACACGACCAAAAAATTGAAATCTGTTTCTAATTGCAAATCCACATTTTCTTTCTTTGTTAGTTTTACTGGATATCCTACTGCCTCTACAGGGGCTGTTACACTTGCAGTACCAGCTTTTTCACTTGAGTCTGGACCGGTTTTTCTATAAAGATCATACTGAGTATTTATCATTGTTTGTTTGGAATGATTGGAAGTGACGATTATTTTATTCATCATGTTGCACTTCTCTATCCACTCCGGTGCTATCTTTGTTGTCTCTATACCAGCAGTATATCCAACATTATATGGAGCTAATTTTTCCCACTCATTTGGAATTGTAACCTGAAGTGATAGGTCAAATTTGCCTCCGTTATTAAGAAAGTGATAAGTTTTTTCAATTATAAAATCAATGTACTGTCTCTCTTCATCATCTTCGGTAACCCAGCCAGTGCCTCCCCATGAGGTATTAATTAAATATATTTCAAATCTATCCTCATGTTTCCTAAGTGATCTTAAAGCAAACCTTGACTGTTCGCCATACCCAGACCTACTCAGAACAGGTGCTCTTACTAAAATTTTCTTTCTCATGCTATTCCCTTTTAATTAATCCGTGTTAATTTCCATGGTTTATAAATTTTTCTATTTTCCCAAGAGCCATGTTTTTCATTTACCTCATCCATCACTTCTACCCATTGATTTTGAAATTTCTCAAAAGAGTAATTTTTCTTCACATGCTCTCTACCAGATTTTCCTAAATCAGACCTTTCTTTATCGCTCATTTCGTGTATTTTTGTTAGCGAATCTACAAATTGATCTTCAGATATTCTGTCCTCATATATGTATGGCACCTGATGAGAACCAATTACTGCTTTCGAAGACGGTTCAATGCCAATTCCAAACCAATTTTCTCCATCTGTAACTTGTTCTTGGAGACCTCCAGTCATTGTTGCTATAATAGGAGTGCCACACGATAAGGACTCTAGCGTAGCCAGCCCGAATCCCTCTGCGTCTGATATGTTTATTGTGCAATCGGCGACATTATACATCATTGCTAATTGTTGTGGAGGAATTTTGTTTTTTGATAATCTTACTTGACCATTATTCACACCAAAGTGTTGTATTAAGTGTTCCAAGGGCTGACCATATGGATCTGCCGGGTCTGTATGCATAATTAACACTGCTTTGTCATGTCCAACTTTGTCACAGAATTTTTTAAACCAATATATCAAAGATCCACTTTGTTTTCTTCTTGCATTTCTATTGTTCCAAACAAAGACAGTTTTGTTTTCTAACCCTTGTTCTTTCCTAATTTTCTGCACTTCTTCTTTATCAAGCGGCTTAAATATATTGTGGTCAACAGCATGAGGTAAGTAAATATTTTCTACACTATCAGTAACCTGAGAAACGATGTCGTGCGTGACTTTTGATATTGAAGCCACCAAATCGTTTGATTCATAATATTGCTTATTAAAAACTGGAGCTGGGTAATTGTCCCAAACATGATAATAAACCATTGGAATATTGTTTCTGACTTCATTATCCATCATCCAAAGCCACTCGTAAAATCTTGGGTCTGTCATAAACCATAAAATATCTGGTTTATATTTTCTAGTTACGGATCTTATAATATCCGGCTCCCCATATCCATCGACTGGAAATATAATCCAATCTTCTCCATGGGGATCAACGTAGTGTGGCTCATATTTGTTATGCTTGACTGCTCCACCCAAAGAAATAACCCTGTATCTACCTGTAGAAAGTAAAGCTTCTATCATGTATTTTGTCTGAGTTGCTACACCGGATGGCGATAGTGGGTGATCACTAATGGTTAAAACCGTAATTTTCTTATCTGTCATGGGCAATATTCCGTTCTGTGAAATTCACACTTGCGACAAGCAAGTCTGTTCTTAATGAAGTTTTTCTTCTCAATATTGTAAATCGCTTTTTCAAGAAATTTAAGTGCATTTTGAGTTTTTATTTTTCCGCTCGTTACACGAAATATTTCTACTCTATCTTTTTTTGCAGTTCTCTTAAGTAGCGCGAAATGAGTCTCTATTGTCTTTGGGTCAGCGTTATGTTTCTTCGCCCAATAATGTTTGTAAAAAGTAAGCTGGTATGTCATCATTGGGTCGCTTTTGCGCCTTGCATCCCAGCCCCAAGAGCAAGTTTTCCAATCAATTATGTGTGTTTTACCGTCAGAAGTCTTAATAACCAAGTCAATAAAGCCTTTAAACTTATTTTTCTCTTTACAGGGGAAGTCTTCAATCATTTCCATCAAGTCTTCCTCGGCAGCGAGGACTTTATACTCTCCAAAGTGCTCTTCCATGGCGGGAAGTACTTCATCCAGTATTAAAGGACCTTGATTTTGCATAGAATTGACTAATTTTGGGTCTTTATTAGCGTTTTCAGGCAGATTTTCAAGGATTTCCTTAAATTTTAGGTCAAAAAACGACTTTTTATCGTCTAAACCTTCGGTCATCATTTTTTCGCAGGTGTCGTGTATAGCATTACCAAAAGCAGTGAAAGCGTTACCTTCAAAGCCTTTTACCTTGTCAATGTTCATTAATTTATGGTAAAAAGGGCAAAAGTTCCAGTTTTTTGCCTCAGAAAAGCTAATGTGACCCATTTTTACTCCATATCTGCTAAAGTTTCTATCCTATTATACAGTATGGGGCTAATGTTTGCAAGTGTTTTTAAATCTTTATACAAGAAATATGCTTCAAAACCTCTTGCGAAGTATTCTCTGACGGAAGTAACAGCGTATGGTGAATAAAACAATCCATTTACATATGCTGACAATGCTGGATAACCTACTTGAGTGTATAAATATTCATCGAATTTATGATTGTATAGTGGGTACTGAAAATACACATAATCTAAAAGGGGCTCTTCATATGCTTTTAATATTTGATATAACTTGGCTCTTTTTCCTAGAAATTCATTCTCTACCCTTACATCACCATAAATTTTATCGTAATACTTTTCCTCTACAGCATGCGCTATTTCATGAACAATATCATCAGCCATATCTTCTGCATTATCTTGTGTACTAATGACATAAATTGCCCCGTTTTCGTATGCAGCATTTGTATCCCGTTCTTGAAACAAAGAAAAGTCCCCAACGTAGATTACATCTACATTAGAGACAAGGAAGGAAGGAAGTGAATTTTCTACTATTTTTATTACATCTTCAAGTGTGCTTTTATCATCTGTGAAGATTAGTTTATCTTTTATATAAATGGGTATTTCAGAACCAAACAAACTATAGTGATTCATAGATTTAGCTTTTTTTAAACTTTCCCTTATGTAATCACTCTTGCTCATTTTCTTTCTGTTCTTCTTCCCACGCTTTTCGTCCGACCTCTACATCAGTCAAAGCTTGTTGATAACCACGCACAAAGTTTTCTTCTGCAACTGCTAAGACAAACTCAGGGAATTCATTAGCTAGCTGATCTACAATCATTTCAACTGTTACACTATCCCCCTCTGGGGATTGTTTTTCGCCAACATAATTTACTAGCATTGACTTTAGTTCGTTCTCCGGGCTTACAACCTCGCCAAGGACTTCATTGACATCCTCTACATTATCTTTAAACTCAATATCCATTTTTTCTCCGTATTTGGTGGACCCCCTCGGACTCGAACCGAGGACCTAACCGTTATGAGCGGTGTGCTCTAACCAACTGAGCTAGAGGTCCTAATATATAATATTATATTGTGATGTTTAAGTTTTGTCAAGAAAAAAAGTTATAAAATCTTTGCTGCTAAGGTAGCTACCTTTGACCGTTCGCCTTTTTGGAGGGTGATGTGACCTGAAATGTCATAATCTTTAAATTTTTCAACAGCATAGGTTAAGCCGTTGGAGGTCTCGTCAATGTAGATATTATCAATTTGTTCGATATCGCCAGTAAGAATTATTTTTGTTCCCTCACCAACACGAGTAAGAATAGTCTTAAGTTCGTGTCGTGTAAGGTTCTGTGCTTCGTCAATAATAATGAAGGCATTTGTGATAGAGCGCCCACGGATGTATGTAATGGCTTCTATCTCAATTACACCCTTTTCGAAGTACATTTTAACTGTATCTCTGTCATTTCCTAGCAAAAACTCTAGATTATCCTTAATTGGCATCAACCAAGGGTCCATTTTTTCCTCAAGTGTTCCGGGCAGGAAGCCGATATCCTTTCCTAATGGTTGAATAGGTCTGGATACAATAAGTTTTTTATATTCATTGTCGTCGCCTAATACCTGCTCTAATCCTGCTGCTACGGCTAATAGAGTTTTACCAGAACCGGCTTGACCGATAAGAGATACTACTTCAACATCTGGATCCATTAAGAGTTCGAGAGCAAATGATTGTTCTTTATTTCTAGCATCTATTCCCCATACATTATCCATCTTATACATTTTTACAAGCGGGTCGCTGTAACTATAAAACCTAGCCAAAGCAGTTTTCTTGTCATTTGAGTTGGACACAAGCATCACATATTGGTTTGGTTGGAGTTTTATCTCTTCTTTGTCGGCAAAAATATCTTCACCTGCATAGAATGAATCAACAACTTGCTCGTCAACAAGATATTTGGATAAACCCGTAAATACCTCGTCCTTGTTCTCAACTGTGTCGTGGGCTACATAATCTTCGCATAATAGCCCAAGCGAGTCACATTTAACACGCATATTAATATCTTGCGAGACAACAATAACTTTTTTTCTTTTGTATTTTGCTTTTTCGGTGAGAGCAGTAGCTATGATTTGATTGTCTGGTACACTTAAGTCAAAATCATGGGGGAGCCCTTCCGTTTCGTAGTGTTGTACAAAAAGCTTTCCTTTGCCTTCGCCAAGGGAGACGCCCTTGAAAAGGCTGCCCTTTGTTCTGTATACGTCTAGGATGCGGATGACATAGCGAGCATTAAACCCCGCTCCGTCTTGTCTAGCTTTGTTTTTATCTATTTCATCTAAAACTTTAAGGGGAACAACAATGTCGTTTTCTTCAAACTGTTTCAAGCAGTTAGGATCGGATAGGAAAACGCAGGTGTCTAGGACAAATGTTTTTTTCACAGGTATACCTCGTATTATAAATACTACCAGAAAATATTAAAGTTTAAACTTTTTTGAAACTAGTTAAGATATGCGAAACAGACTTTTAACTATACTATCATTATTCATATTTAGTCTTTCAATACTTTCTTGTGCTACATCTAATCTTGATTTTCAAAGAGATGCCAGAGACACATTTGTTAAAATAAAACAAAATGTAGCTATTACCGTTTGTAATCCTGCGGATCCTAAAGAATGTTTAACAAAAACAAGTAGATCAACTGGATCTGGTGCTGTTGTTATGAGAACTGATGAAGGATCTTATGTTTTGACTGCTGGTCATGTTTGTTCTTTTGAGAAAGAGATGCAACTAGCATCGGAATTTGCTGGTTCAAAAATATTAGTACAAATGAGATCAGTTAATTTTAGCCTTGGAGAGTATGTATCTGACATTATTAGTATGGATCACACTATTGATACTTGTTTGTTGTTTGCTCGTAATCTTTACACGACTAAAGTAGCAAAAATAGCACCATACTCTAGATCTTTAGAAGAAGGGGAGAGGGTCTATAACGTTGCTGCCCCTGTTGGTATTTTTTATAAAGATGTTGTTCCTCTTTTAGAAGGATTCTTTATGGGAAATAGAGATACTAGAGCATATTATTCTGTGCCTGCAATGGGCGGTAGTTCTGGTTCTCCTATCTTTAATAAACACAATGAAATCGTTGGTATGATCCACTCGGTCAATGTATATTTCCCAGTTGTGTCAGTCTCTCCCCCACTTAAAGAGCTTAGAGCCTTTATCGTTAATGGTATAAGGAAGAATGAGAGATTGAGACTTGGAGAGAAAAAAGACAGAGTTGTTGAGCCTTTTTGGAAAGGATTGGGTCTGTCTGATATGAGCGATAATAGTCTTTAGTGTCGAGAGGGGGATTCGAACCCCCACACACGCTTTAGTGCGGCAGATTTTAAGTCTGCTGTGTCTACCAGTTCCACCACCCCGACATTTTAATCTATACAGTTTATAACATTATTGTTACATCTTTGTCAAGGTTTATCTTATGACAATAGCAAAAAATAAGTATAGATATGAAAAAGATAAAAAGATTTTTTATGTCTCTACTGATAGGCTTTGCTGGCTTCTTTGGTGTGATGTTTTTTATTATTGCCCTCAACGAGAAAAGTTTGGACAAGGATAAGAAACCAGAACAAAAACAAACTGTCTTCAAGGTTGAGAAGGTTAAAAAACCACCAGTCAAGCCGAAAAAGAAAAAGAAGAAGGAAAGGGTAAAAAAGGCTGCGAAAGCCAAAGCACCCAAGCCAGTTATACTATCCACACTTGTGGGAGCATCCTTTGATATACCTTCCCTAGAAATAAAGGATATTGTTAGTAATGATCTACTTGGCGAGGTAGAGAGCGCAAAAGATTTACTTATGACTGCTGGATCTGTTGATACAAAGCCGAGACCAAACATTTCTAATAAACCGCCTGCCTATCCAAGACAAGCAGCAAGAGATGGTATTACGGGTAAAATAACTTTGAAAATATTGTTGAGTAAAGAAGGTAGGGTTCTAAAGAGCCGTGTTACAAAGTCTCTGCCAAAGAGTGTGTTTGACGATGCTGCCCTGAAAGCAGTTGCTAACTGGACCTTTGAGCCAGCGATGTATAAGGGTCAACCTGTGAAGATTTGGATTGATCAAGAAGTTATTTTTGAGATTTGAGATTTTTTAGTTCTTTGTTTGCGTGATTGATTATAGATCTCTGTGCGGATACCAGCACATTATTATCTATATTTTTTACAGTATCTCCTAGATTAAAAACAGGTTCAATCCCAAGATATTCACAAACTCTCATCTCAACCTCTGGTAAAGAACACCCTGTAGCAGATCCACCATTTCCAAAATATGTTGGTCTAATCTCAAACAGAGCGTATACTGCATCTCCATCGGTGTCATCAAAAGAAACTACTTTAGATACATGCTCACACTCTTCTAGTAGGCTTTTTCTGGTTTCAAAATCAAATAAAAGATATCCTTTATTTTGCATGATCCATTCATCGCTGTTTAAGGCTACAATCACTTTTCCATATTTGCTAGCATCTTTTAAAAGAAGCAAATGACCGAAATGAAGTGGGTTGAAAGCACCGCTTACTAGTATTGTTTTTTCACTCATGGGATGATAATATCATCGACAAGACCATACTTTAAACAAGTCTTGGCGTCCCACCATAGATCTCTTTTTAGAATATCTTTGATTTTTGATTTAGGTATTTTAGTGTGTTCTTCGTAGATTCCGATAATCTTTTTCATCAACAACTCGTTGTTTTTCATATCATCCTTCATCTCTTCAAACTTGCCCCACATGCCTGATGATAGTTGGTGAATTAGCATGAAAGCATGCTCGTGCATAAGTCTCTCTTCGGCAACAACACTCATAATTGTGGCAGCAGATGCAGCACAGCCATCGATAATGGAAACAACTGGAACGGGGCAATTTCGGATGTAGTCAACTGAACCGAAACCTGCGAAAACAGAACCACCATAAGAATTAATATGTATATTTAATTTTGGAGGACATTCAAGTTTATAAATCTGCTGAATGTTTGCTAGTTTATTTCCTGTGGTGTGTATCAACTTGTTGAGGGCAAGATTGTCCTGCCTAGTCACACCAGAATAAAAATATATCCTGTTTTGTTCTACCGAAACTCTGCTGTCATCTGAAGATCCTGCCATCATAGTTGGACCTTCATTTTCTTCATCTTCTGCTTCTAAGTGCCAATATTTTTTCATAAAAACCTCTGTGTTTATACAATATGTAGTACGCCCGACAGGATTCGAACCTGTGACCCACGGCTTAGAAGGCCGTTGCTCTATCCAACTGAGCTACGGGCGCTTATAATTCAAAATTCTTCTTCAAGTGCTCCCCAGCTTTTCGCATATCCGCTTCCAGCTTATGTAGATAAGCAGCTATCAATACAAATCTAGCAACAAAGTCTATCTCCTCGGCGGATAAGATTTTATTAAATTCTTTACCATCCTTATTTTTGTGATAATAAACAAAATTAAACATGTACTGTTCTGTTTGGATGCCAACATCTTTAGCTAATTCTTGATAAGGTGAGTGACAAGACTTGCACTCGTTTACCCAAACATTTGAATGTCTTCTAATTTGTGAATAATCTTGTGCTTGAACAACAAGAGGAGTGAGTAAGAAAAGAATAGAAATAATTTTTATAACGCTCTTCATGAGAGACATTATAGCTTATTTTTATTTCAATTTCAAGAACTTTTTCAATTCTTCAATTCTTTTCTTTGGGGATTTGAGACCGCCAACGATTGTGTAGGCTACAAGCTTTTCTCTTTCTGGATCTTCATAAATACCCCTATGGATGATAGCACCGCCAGTTAAGGTAGCCAGAGTATCAAAGCCATATTCAATATTATCCATGAGACCGGGGACTGTTTCATATAGTTCAGTTCCGCCAACAATAATAGATGCGGCACCTTTTGCGGAAGTCAAATCAAACCCACTGGCAAGAAGTGTTTTTTCTAGATTATTACGAAGACCTTGAGAAACTGATGTTGGGCTTTCCGGGTCTTTGATTGTTGTAGCCCCGAAGATCATACAACCAGCCGTTTTCATAATACTATCGTAATCTGCTGGGTCAAAAACAGTATAATCAGAGTTTTTGGTGCAAAGAAGATTAAAGATGTGAAAAAGACCGGCGACTGTATTATTGAGTGTCGGCCAGAATTGCTTCACAGTTAAGCGAGAATATAATTTTTTAATCTTATCATTATCAATAATAATGAGAGGTGCAAAATTACCTTTTTCTGCTTCTTTGCAAAGCTCTGTCATTCTATTGTAAGAATTTTCTGCAACAATTGGAGAAGCGCATTCACCTGTAGTTGGCAGAGAAGCAATAACGCCGATTCTTTCATTGGGATTTTCAACGCCGATGTATGCAAAATATCGCTTTGCAGTGTCCAGAAGGGACATGACACTTCCGCCACCTGTTCCGCCGCCGACTCCGACGCAAATTAAAATGCGATCAATATTATCACCAAAGATTTCTTTAAATTTATTAAATACTTCTTGGCTTTTATCATCGAAAGCCTGCTTTGATACAGCATGGTTTTTCCCAGCACCAGAAGCGCCCTCATACTCTAAATGATGTTTGTGGTTCTCTGGTAAGCCCAAATGATTAAGGTCTGACTTTGCCAAATTAAACGCGATTGTTTTTCTATATCCCAAGTCAAAGAATGCTTTAGCCATTCTTCCGCCGCCTTGACCTGAGCCAACTATACCATAGCGAAGGGCTCCGCCACTTTCGTCTTCAACAAGGTCCATCTTAGATTGTTCAATCTCATCAATATCAATGTCTTCGATATCCAGAGTTGGCAAGTTTAAATCATTCATTTTATTAATCTCCTAAATGTTTTTTTCAACGATAATAAATAGTTAGTGGTTGGCAAACATTTCATTTTTGTATTTTCGCTTTTGTATTCTCATTTTTCTTTTAAAATATTTTCTGTATTTTAACACAGCTTTGGCGTATTTTAAACCTTGCTTGTTCTTATTTTCGCCTTTGCATCTAAATCCTGCGTTATATCCGCACAATGCTGTAGTTTCGTTTCCCTTAGCATATTTATGAAGCCAATAGCTTAGTATTTTAGTTCCAACTCTAATACTGGTTTCTGGATCTTTAAGCTCTTCGCAAGTTAAATTTCTTCCCTTATTAGCAAATTTCTTAGAGTATTTTGGAAGAACTTGCATAATCCCACAAGCATTTGCAGGACTTTTAGCTGTTGGGGTCCAAGCGCTTTCGATTCTACCCACAGCAATAATAAGAGACGGGTCTAGGTCATATGTTTTTGACATTTCTTCAATAATATGAGCATTATCACATATAACATCCGCATTTCTCATATCAATAGAAAAAACAGTCATACATATTAAGACAGATGTGGTAATCATAATATTTCCCTTTACTTAGAGTGTTTATCTGCGATTGACGCAGCAGCAAAAGCATCAGGCTTTATTTTGCATTCATAGCCAGAACCTTTTACATAGCCAACTAACATCTTAGCCAAGTGACTAGTGCCTTCGTTATTTTCTTGTGGGCTAATATCTAAGTGTAGTTCTAGTTTAGCAGTTGGAATTAATTCTACAATATGATTTGCTAGATTTATAGTCTTTTCTGCTTCCTTAATCATGCGGATACTTAGTTCAGGAAATTGTTTCTTATTTAGACTTGTTTTAATATAAAAATACCTACCACCTTTTTGTTTATCTGCTCCATATAAGCAAATAGCAGTAGCAAATATACATTTATTTTTAATAAAGAAAGAATCAGTACCAATATATACAGTACCATTTAATAAGGTATGTTTTTTAATCTGTTCTATAATATCATTAAATTCTATGATATCTTTAGAACCAGTATTCCAAGTAGTTTTTAACATGCTAATAATAACTAGTAATTAGTTGTTTTGAGGGTAGCACAGCAAATTTTCAATGTCAAATAAAAAATGAAAAAAGATTCAAAAAAGAAGAAAAGTTATAGTATTATTAGGAAGTTGAGGAAAGAAGGAAAGTTGCCTGAAGAAATGGAAATATTCGTTTCTAATCTGCCATTGGAAGATTTGATCGCATTAAAACTAGAAATCTCCAGCAGACCTGTAAGTGGCAAATTATTTGGCATTCCTATTTGGAAATCAATACCTTTCATAGTAAGAGATGCTGTATTGAAAACAGCTATCTCAGTTTGTAGAACTAAAGTTGATGCCGCAAATTTGATTGGAATGGATGTTGATAAAATGGACAACTTGTTGAAAAAATATAATACAATAGGTTTTTTTGAAGAAACTGATTGACATAATCTCAGAAACCTGTATAGTTATGATTAGGAAGTTGAAAGGCGTTATCTAAATAACAAGTAGGTTAACCTTCCATGCCCTTAACGAAGGGGATAAATATTGAAGAAGGGATAGCACGACGGCTCTGCGAGTATCCGTTCGCTTTTTAACGATGCCCCCTCGTTTGCTTAGGATGGCGAGGGGGCGAAGTTCTTTGAAATATGGGGGTGTACAGGTTTCGACTGGGTAGTGAAACTAATGTGTGCAAGGCAGAGGGCAGCGACGGTCTCTGTAAAAACGCTGAAACTTATAAGTGCAAATACTGACACTTACTCTGAATACGCACTAGCTGCGTAATCGGGGGTAGCCATACCTTCTAAACCAAAATGGCATATGGTTTCTCATTTCCTAAAAATGAGTGGTGCGAAAGCAGGCTTATGGAAAATAAATTGTCTGTGTTATTTTCTAGTATTTTACAGACTAACCTTGTGAACGACTCATTAGCAGAGTTATTTAGGACGGGGGTTCGATTCCCCCCACCTCCACCATCTTTTTAAATATTATAAACTATTTACCATTATGAACAATCCACACAAAAACTGGCAAAAATTTCTTATCAATGAAGCAGGCTTAAATAAAATTAGACAAGATATGTCTGACTACGATACTGCCTTCATCACAGCATTTCGTGGCGATATAAATGACAAATCTATGTGCGTTTATATGCCTCCATCCGAAGAAGAACTCTCCGAGAGAGACAAGATGGGAAAAAGAGGCGAAACTAATAAAAGAAACAATAAAGAACTCTCAGCTTTCCTTCTTAGTCAGGGCTACGGTGTTAAAAACATTCAAGGCTCTTATATTGAGAACTTTGGATCTATTGACCCAGAAAAAGTACCAAGAGAGGTTAAAGAAGCCAGTTTCTTTGTAACTAACCTAAAAGACGACCCGCATTTCTTTGAAGAAATAATCAATCTTGGTAAAAGATATTGTCAAGATTCAGTTATTCTCGTTCCAAAAGGTGAAGAAGGTTACATTTACGGCACAAACAAAGGGAAGTACCCCGGCTTAGACCAAAAAGAAACTGTTGGCAAGTTTATGGGCGGCGAAACAGGCGAATTTATGTCTCGTGTTAGTGGGCGGCCCTTTGTTATGAAAGAAGACGAAGAGACAAAAACTTACGAAGATCTGCCCGGAAAACAAAGGCAAGCAGCAAAACTAATAGCACAGAGAGTTGATAGAGAAATCAACGAGATGCACATGGTGTACAATCTAAACGAAGCAGACTTGTCTGCCTATGATGATAACGGCAAAGTCACCCTTTATCACTACGCTCCAGTTGAAGCTGATAAAATACAAGTTGACCCTTCACAGTTTGGAAAACAAAGATATTCCAGAAGAGAAAAGGAAAGATCAACATATCCTCGTTCATTCTTTTATGTCAACCTTGACCAAGCAGAAAGCCAAGTTAAGCAAGGAAAGCATCTTTTTTCTCTTGACATTCCTACAAATCAGCTGTATAGTATAAAAAGCGATCCTGAAGGAATTATGAAATCTATTAGGCACCCTACTTATGGTTTTAGAAATGATATTGAATGGACTGAGCTTTTTAAAGCAATACATAAAAATTACCTTGGTGCTTATTATTCTACCCCCTCTATGGATCTTGTGGTTCTTTTTGAACCGGTTACAGCAAATAAGATGGAGAAGGAATGAAGGTAAATGATATAGTTTTCCAAAACTATGGCGGATTGCATCGCTATGGTAAAGTTGAAGAAGTTAAAGAAAATTTTAAAGGAGACGGCTGGCTTTGGGCTAAGATTGATTGGATTGACGATGAGAAATATGTTACATCCCAAAGGTGGAAAGCCAAGCTAAGATCAGAAGACAAAAATCACTTTATCCCCAAATATTATCGCTGCGATGATGTCCACAAAATAGACCTTAACAAAACACTAAAAACTCTTGTAAAATTAAAGGAAAGGAGCTAATGCGGAGTAGCACAATGGTAGTGCAGGAAGCTGTTAACTTCAAGGTTGCAGGTTCGAGTCCTGCCTCCGCAGCCATGCGAGCTTGTAATGTACAAAGATGATGTTGAATTAGTTAGAGATTGGACAAGAGACCACGCAGAGTATTGCTCCAAGATTTGGAGTGTTGATTTTGATTTAGAAAAGTACGACTCTGAGGTACAAACTTTTTATGTTAGGGACTTGCAAATCAAGGGTAGGGAAGAGCTACAGTTTAGGCACCTCTTTGAGCTAGAAGAAAAGATCCAAGCTAAGTTTGGCAAGAGATACAAAGTCGGCATAATCTACGAACAAATCCCAACAGAATAGAAAATGGTATTTTCGCAAACTATTAACTATTTATTACGTTGGGTTATACCCTAACATGCATGTTAATATAGAAAATTAAAAACATTTTAAACCTATAGGAGAAATAATAAAATGGCAGATAGAAAACAATTTAACGGAAGGGTAACCTTTGCTGATGCAACAGACGCAGCTAGTGCCTCTGAAGCAGGAGTGGAATTCAAAGGTGGAGTTGCTGTAGAAAAGAAAGTACACACCGGAGAAAAACTTACAGTTAATACAGGTGGGCTTACAGTTACCGCAGGTGGTATCACAATGCCAGCTGGAAAACTTAAGCTAGGAAACTTATCCCAAGCTCAAGGTGTTTTAACAGCCAATATTGATACTGGCGTTCTTAACGTAGAAAGAAAAACTTCACCAGCGCCACATGCTAATGTAACTGGTCCTACTACACTGTTAGCTGCCCAGATGGCATCTGGATATATTCAAATTACAGCTAATGCTACTAGTACTGTTGTAAAAATGCCTGCCAAATCAGTTATTCTTGCTTTATTTGGAGGCTCCGGCGAGATTACAGTTGGAGATACAATTGAATACACAATTGCAAATCTGGGTACTACAGTTAATGAAAGTATTGTTTTAACCGTATCTGATGATGGAGACGGAACAGTGCCTTCGGGTCAACAGGCTAAGATTGCTGCCAATGCAGCAGATGGTGAAACCGCAACAGTAGGTGGAACAGCAGCAGGGAGATTTGCCACTCGCGTAACTAACGTGGACGGATCTTCTGCAACTGTTCGCTTGGCTTAATATAAGGGAGGACTAATAAAATGGCAGATCAAAAACAATTTAACGGAAGGGTAACCTTCGCTAATGTAACAGAAGCGTCGGATAAATCTACAGCGGCTGTTGAATTCAAAGGTGGAATTGGTATTGAAAAGAAGCTTCATCTCGCAGGTGGAGCGACTGTTGATACCGGAGGTTGTACAGTTACAGCAGGTGGGATTATAGAAAATCCGGATGGGGGAGATCACAGGTTAACTCTTGGAAATCACTCTCAAGCGCAAGGGGTGCTGACATCCAATATTGATACTGGCGTTCTTAACGTCGCCAGAAAAACTAGACCGCCAGCAGCCGGTTCTGTTGCAACTGGTGCTCATACTCTGACTGCTGCAAATCTAGCTAGTTCTGTCGTTGTTGTTACAGCTAATTCTACTAGCGTTGCCGTAACAATGCCAGCCAAGTCAGTAATTCTAGCCCTATTCGGTGGATCAGATAAAATCAAAGTTGGTGACACAATTAGGTGGCACTTGGTAAACGCTAGCGGAACAGTTAATCAAAGCTTGGTTTTGACTGCCGCTACAGGGCAGACTGTTCAAACTAATCAGTTAGTAAAAGTCGCTGCAACCGCCGCCGATGGGGAAACAGCTACTGTTGGTGGTCAGCCTGTTGGGTGGTTTGAAACTCGCGTAACTAACGTAGACGGATCTACCAATACAGTTAGGCTAGCTTAAAGTAAAAAAGTATTTTGATATATAAGCCCTCAACTAATTAAGGTTGAGGGCTTTTTTTGTTTCTACTAGTTAATATATGGAGGAATAGATATGTTACAGAAAGTAAAAGATATGTGGAGTTTACACTCAGGTCAACTTGTGACTAGAGGGCAACTTGCGGTTGTTTGTGCTATTTTGTGGATGTTATTGAAGTAGACTACATATTGGCTATGTCATCGAGGTCCATATCACCAGCTTCCGGCTCTGCTGGGGCGGCTGTTTCTGGTGCAGCGACTGATGGTTGGATTTCATCTTCGAATTTCTTAAAGTAAAGATCCAAGTTCATAAGCAGTCCATCATAGAAAGCCTTGATGTCTTCTTGGCTATGCAGTGATTTGTAGGCTTCTACAATCTGTGTCTCAACTTTATTAAATGTCTCGTAAGCCTTATCTCGACCAGTTAAGTCTTGTCCTTCGATACCAAAGTCATCTACGGCCTGCTCTTCTTTGTCAACTCTAATATCTGACATATCCTCTGGGCGGTCTTTTCTCACTTCAATATCAATATCTTCTGATACTTGATCTGATCTGTCTAAAGCGCGGAGTGGCGCTAAAGTATTCTCAACAGCTTTAAGCATATGTGCAGCAAAAGAATCCCTTTGATCGCTTGATGAAGCAAGTTCTTTATATCCTGTCTCAATGGTTTTAAGAATGTTATCAAACAAAGTATTTAGAACATTCAAGCCAGTGCTATCATAGGGAGAATCCTCTGTATCACCAACTTCAGCTTCGGCAATCAAATTACGAATAACCTTGCGAAGTCTTTCTTCTTCAGATAAGAATTTTTGCTCGTTATTTTGTCTTTTTGCTTCTGCGATTCGGATTGCCTTGCGAATAAGCTTGCGAAGCTTAAGTTCTTCAACTATTTCTTGTCTATCAATATACATTTGGTGTTTCTCCTTAATACCTTAAGTAGTATTAATTACTTGCTTTTACTCTTTACCATACCTGTGGGCGTCTTTCCTTGGTCTAGGAAATTTTATTTTATCATGCCTGTACTTCTTTTTTTTAATGTTTATTTTAATACCTGCAAAAGGATATCCTTTTCTGCCCTCTTTTTCTCTAACATACAAAGTTTGTGTATCATCTGTAAGGTCAAAATTTAATTGTTCAATAGAACCACCGGAACTAGTTGAAATCTCTTGAAGATTATTTCCATCTTGATGCATGTGTGGTTCCATGTAGGGCTTTCCTGCTTTTTTATTTTTCTTTTTCTTTCTAGCCTTGGCACCTAAAGGCAAAGAATACCCCGCAACAGAACCACCAGCCATAGAGGATATTTCACCTAGTTCCATATCAACTTGCTCTAGTGCGTCTGGATTTACAACGAAGATCTTTTCAAAGCCTTGTTTGAAATCAGGGATATCCCAAACAACATCAATATTTTTATATGTGAAATCTTCCCACCTAAAGCTCAAATAACCAAGAGTGTCAATATTGTATGGAAGCATATTTTTCATATCTTTATCGGCACCAAGATCAAACCACTTTGTTCCCGGTTTAAATTTGAAAGCATAGACATGTTTGCCTGTCATTTCGGCAGTATCTCTGTTTGGCACAAGATACATAGGCTCTAAACTATCACCAATGGGCTTATCCGTTGAATAATACCAAGTTTCATCTTCAATGCCCTCGGATAACCTATGCTCTTCCTCTAGTGCTCCGCCAAAGCCCGGAGGGGCTGATTTTGCTCTAGCCTTTGGCGGGTTTATATCGTAAGGGACTCCGCCTTTCTTTTTTTCACCTTTGGTAGACATTCTTTTCTTAGCATGATCTTTTGCATAAAACTTTTGAATTGGCTCCATTTCATCCAGAACTTCTTCAATCAGCCGAAAGAACAAGGGGAGGGCAGCGTGTTCTACAACTTCTTCAGTCCCGCCCTGTATGCCTAAAATATCTAACACGTCCTGTGGTTCAATACCACTAGGTAAAAATCTATTGATATCGCTACTTTCTGCCGCTGATCTAAAATCACTAGCACTAAGTTCTTCGCCAACTGGATCGAAAGCAAACTTCATAGGATCTAATACCCTAACGCCCTCTTTAGCATATGCTTGAACGTTTTTTGCGAACCTTGATTGGTCACCGCCCTTTGTGCTTGTCCCAAGTATAACATTTTCGCCGGGTTGTGCGGTATTTTCTACGTATTCGTAAGCAGATCTAACTGGTGACGGATGTGGAGAAGGTATAACTTCTACGTTTGTAAGTCCCGCTTTATTTAAGTAAAGTTCCCAAATATCAATGGACTGTTCCTGACCTACATCTTGCCCTGAAGGAGTTTGCCTCGCTTTGGGTGAAACCATAACAATAACACGGTCGGCATTGTCTGCGTAATGCTTAACCATATCTAGGTGCCCTCTGTGTGGAGGTTTAAAAGCGCCGGGGACGATAGCAACTGTCTCAGTAGCACCTTTTGCCTCATCAACTCTTGGGATCTTAACGCCACCTCTTCCAAAGCGGAAAAGACCTAAGATCTGGTTGATTGGCGCAAAGTTACCAGTAAACTTGTAAAGTTGACCATCATACTCAAAAACAAAACCTTCTGCGACAGATGTAATATTGTCTAAGTTTTTTATTTTCCTGAGCTGTTTAGCCAAGATTTCGTGTGCCATCTCTTGTCCGGGTCCTTGGTAAGCCTGAATAGATTTAATGGCTGTCTCTACCTCTCCTTTGAGGCGGCTAATTTCCTTGTTATTATCAAGTATGTAAGCGCTCTCCATGCCCTCTAGCATGGCGACAGCAAAATCGTGTATGGCATCTTCAATGGGCCAGATTAGTTTAGAGATGGTCTTATTACCGGTTTGAACATAACTCCTAACTTGATCTTTTATCTCGGCTTCTGCTCCGAGCCCACGATAGATCTGTGTAAGAGTAGGTGCTCCTTCTTTTTTCAGAATGCGATCAACAATCCGTTGTCTCAGATTTTCATCAAGAGATCTAAACTTTTCTTCAACATCTTGTGAAAGTTTCTCTTCGAGGTAGTCTTCAACGGTCATATCACCTTGGAATCCTGCTTTTTTGATTTTTTCAAGTGCTATTTTAAGGTCATAATCTCCACTAAGTTTTTGAAGATTGACCATCGCGGTTCTTTGAACACCAAAGTTTTTTCCTTGGGTTGCTTGCTCAAAGCGATCTACAACTTTATCTAATGCTTTGGACGCCTCTGTTACATCAGCATTGACAACTTTGTCTGTTTCTGCGTCATATCTTTTGTGTCCTGCGCTATGTATGGTGATAATATTGGAATCATAGTTAACAACATTAGACGCGCCGGGACCCATGATTTCTGAATTATAAAATATCTCACCTTCGGAACCAAAGATAGCTTTCTTTTCTTCTTCAGATAAGGAGGCAACGGCAGCTTCAAAAGCGTTAAAAGAATCAACATAAACCTTTTTAATATCTGGACCGCCTTTAAAATCACGCATGGCAAGGTCTACGGCATTCATGCCTCCCTTTTGCATGTCTCCCTTATTTCGAGCAGCCTTAGCCTCTCCATTGTTAAAGCCCAAATAAACATTAAACCCGTCAGTCTTTTCAGTTCCGACGAGTTTACCTCTGCTTGCAGAAGTTAAAATTTCTGCTAGCTTTTCAAATGTTAAGCTTCGGTTGTCATAGAGGTGTGCTAAGTGACCTGCAACACCACCTTCAGCTATTAGTTTTACCATTATCTAAATCCTCTTTGATTTCTTCAAGGACATTTACTCTTTCTTCTAAGACGGTTATTTGTTCTTGCATTCTACGAGCCATCTTTTTGATCTCTTTTAATTGCTGCTTTGCCATCGATAATCGGCGGCTCTCTGATTGAGTGCGAGGTTTCATATTTGCAATTGTCTCTGACAAAGCTTGCACATATGTCAATATAGTAGCCTCGGGCAACACTCCTTCATGCAATAAAAAATCTTTTGTCATTTTATAGTAATCTATGTTCATATCTTTATACCTTCTTGCCTAATTCTTGAGTATTCGCAGTTGGTCTTTTTCTTATAAATGAGGGAACGGCTCCGTTTACTGCGGTGGAAAGCGGAACTTGATCAACATCCTTGCCAAGAACAGCTGAATTGCCCTCCTGCAATCCTTTTTTCCATTGATTGTCAGCGTTTGGAATTCTATTGATAGTAAAATCAGATTCGATTTGAGAAAGAGAATCTGGCGATTCATCTTGCCAAAGTCCAGTTACCTCATAGGCTCCAATATCAAATATTCCTGTATTGAAAGCAGTTACATCCAAAACAGATCTCAACCTCCCTGTTCTATCTTTTGTGGCATTAGCGCTGCCTATAGCTGCGTCGAATGCTGGAGAACTGCTACCTTTTAATCTGTAATTTGCATTAGCGCCTGTAAATGCTGGACCTTTCAAAATTGGATCTATATTCTGGTTACCAGTTGATCCTGTCGGATCGGCGGAGGTGCCAAAGGGTGCGCGAGCATTTCCTTGAGATAGACCATGGTAAATATTATAATTAGCTTCTCCGTTATCTACTTGAGCAAAAGACTGAGCATTGGTTTGGTCTTTTATTATATTGTATTCAAACTTCGCATAATCAACTTCTACCGCTACATTGGGGAAGAAATTGCTTCCAACACTAGAGGTACCAAAAGTATTGTGTGAAATAACATTGAGGGGTCTTTTAGCATTTGTAGTGCCCGTAAATATAATATTATCACCTGAACGCAACGGTTTCCAATCATAAAAAACATTATTCACAGCCGTTATTTGTCTTGAATGATTTGTGCCCCCAGCGTGGATTGCTGATCCAACGCTTGCGGATGCTTGAAAATCGTAAAAAGTGTTTCCATCGATTATGTGCATACCCGGATCATTCGCAGCGGAGTTTCCACCTTTAAGGTTAATACAAGATCCAGTTATATGATAGAATGTACAGAGAGTAATAGTTAATCCATAGTCTCCAGCGCCGGTAGATCGCTGATATATAACCCCCTCATCGGTAATCCAATCTGTAAATGTAATACCCTTTATTGTCCAACCTCTGTAGCAGTAAAGAGCATAGCTTTGAACTGCACTGCCAGATCCTTGAATAGTTGGAGTAACTGTGGGTAGCCCATCTGATCCAGTTAGAGCCATAAGAGTTATATCAGATACAACTACATTTGACCCACCGTTATTAGATGTTGTACCAAGACCACCCTCTTGATAGACGCCGCTATCTTGTATGATGATCTCGCTACCAGCTTCGTTTGCCACGTCAACCTTTTCAAAAGCTTTTCCAAGAGTTAATACAGGAGCGCCAGCAGTACCGTTGTTACTATCATTACCAGATTTTGAAACATATACGGTTGCCATTAGTATTTACCTACTTTTTCTTTGGTGCTTTTTTTGCGGGCGCTTTGGGTTTAGTCTTAATCTCCTCTTTGACCACTGGGGCTTCTACCGCAGGGGCTTCTTCTAGTGGTTCTGGCTCGGGCTCTAATTCCGGTGTCACAGCTTCGACAACAACATCCACTACTGCTTCAACTGCTTCTTTAGCTTTTAGCATGCCAGCTCTCATTGCTTTTTTTAGTCTTCTTCTTCTTGGGCTTCCCATTTTATTTATCTCCTTTTTTTGTCCATTTGGATACTAATTTACTGTAAAGACTTGTATTATACCAAGACTTATTTGTTTCTTTAACTTCTTTGGGTTGCTGTGGTGTTTCTGTTACCACTTGCTTTTCTTTTTGTTTGGATTCCTCTAGTTTGCCAGCAAGCTTGGCACCAAGTTCTTTAGCATCATCGTGCTCTTTGTCTTGACTTTTATCATATTTAGGCTTTTCGGCTTCTTTAACTTTTTCTTTTTTATCCTTGGCGGCTTTTTTCATCGGCTCTTTTTTGTCGCCATCTTTATCTAAATCAAGAAAATCAGGCTTCGCTTCTTTTTCCGCCATAACTTGTTTAAAAGTTTCTGCCACTAGTTTTCTTAATTCTTCTTTTGCGATTTGATAATGTTCGTTCATTTGGTTTTCTCCTTTAAACTTTAACTGATCTTCCCAGTCTCTTACATTTAAATTTCCCTGTAAGTAGGCTTCTTTCTCAATTTCTCTACCTTTGCCATCTTCTGCATAGTGACCTTGTGTTGTCATATCATCTAAATCACCACGACAGTTTTGTGCATGATGAACTAGTTCATGGGAAAAGGAACGAAGTACATCTTTTGGATGCCTATTTGTTACATAGAGAACAATAAGTTTATTCTCCGGATCATAGTATGCCGTTTTTCCTAATGATTGTTCAGCATTTTCAGCATCTTGTCGCATAATAACACGTACAGGATGCTCAAATCCTAAAGCATTCTTGGCATATGGGTAGAACTTTTGGACAAGATCTTTAATGTTCTGTGTATTTTCCATCACTTAGTAAATAGTGATGAAAAGAACTAAATCCTATCTTTATTTCCTGAAAAGTAGACGTTGGAAATAGTAGGGAAGGTAGAGAAGTATGAAGTAAGCCAACTTCTGACTTCTTGTTCGGTATCGAGACGCATGACTTCGCCATTGTTATAAAATTTCCATTCTCCAATTTCTCTAAGAACATCCATTTTATTAAATACTAAGTCAGTTACACCGTTCATGCGGATAGCTTTTTTGAGATTATCTAAGTCCATCCAATTACACTGTCTTTTTCGACCAGTTGTAGCGCCAAATTCTTCTCCGATACTCTGCAAGGCATTAAAGACATTTCCCTTGGGTTGAAAAGTCTTTGCTCCGACGTAAGTCTCGTAAATCTTTGCAACTCCCCAAACATTTCTGATTGCTTGTGGAGGAACTCCGTTAAGAAGTGCGGCGGCTGTTGTGCAATGTGATGAAGTTACATAAGGATAGTCGCCATGATCAATGTCTAGTCCAAATCCCTGTGCGCCTTCAAATAGTATTTCTGCGTTGGGGTTTGAATATAATTCTTCATAGATATCAATTAAGTACCCCTCAAAACATTCAAGTTCTTTTGCCCTAGTGCCAGTCCTATTGTATTTATCTCTGTATGCTGGACCGTTGCCTCTTTTTGTGGTGCCAATTCTAGAATCCTTGCTGTCTTCAGTTTTATGATTTTTTGTAATTACATGCGCGTTATTGGCAATCGATACAAGAGTTGAAGCAGGTATACCCGCCGATTCAAGCTCCTCGATTTCTTTAAAAAATTGTTCTGGATCTACAACGCACCCCGGACCTATGATTGATTCGATGCCGTAAAATACTCCTGCTGGGATATGATGAGTTACAAACTTTTTTCCTTCGTGATAAATGGTGTGACCTGCATTGCACCCTCCGTTAAAACGAATGACATGTGAGTAATTTCCTTTAGAACATAGTTGGTGGGTGACTTTACCCTTGGCTTCGTCTCCGTGTTGAAGACCAAGGACGACATCTGCAATCATAGCGCCTCTCTTTGTTGGGGTTTATAGTAGAACTATACCATGAATTTAAAATAAAGTAAAGACTATTCACAGGCGTTATCGTCAATAATTTGCATTAGGTTTTCATAGAGTTGTGCAGGATTGCCAACCAGCTCAAACCACTGACCACCAAAGATAGTTAGTGGTTCAAAACCAGCCTGTTCTCCCATCCAACTCGTATCTTTTTGTGCTAATTTTGTAAATGTATAAACATTGAGATCTATACAGTTAGATATTAGTTGTTGTAGATCTAATTGAGAGATTCCTTCGTTATATAACGATGACAAAACATTTAGTTGCTCTAGCATGGATATATAACTTTGTCCCGGTTCGTCTGTGAATACAATAACAACATGTTGTGCGTCATCTCTCCAGTTGATTTCAAAGTCTTGAGGTTTCGGGTTTGTGTAAGTTTCATTCCAAGATCCAAAATCTTCTAAGAAGCTTAAGTCAGATATCGGCCATGGCAGCGCTGATGTTGGCGCTAAGTTCCATAGCGATAAATATATTAGATCATATATCGGCTCAGTTCCAGTAGCCCAGTCTGCATTTACTCCGGACAGGGCACTGATAAAATCACTAAATGGGGATAGATTTACAATTATTTCACTTACTTGATCATTGCCCCATGTGTCTGGTTTTGATTGGGCAAATGGTCCCATAACCAATCCCCATTGTATAACTTCTTCGTCTTGGTAATATGTTGCAAACTGATTCATGGCTATGAGGACTGCATCAATCTCATCTTGCATAGACCCGGAAGCATCAATAATAAAAAGAATATCAGTATCTTTTAGTTCTTTGCCGTCATCTATAATCCCATCGCAATTATCATCCTCTCCATTACACTCATCTGTCTGATTAGGAACAACTTCGCCCATACAATAGTCGCCTATGAATGTTTCTCCATCCTCATAATAATTGCCCCATGAACCTTTTTCACAAGTCATCTCGCCGGGGATACAAATGCCAACAAACAAAGTCTCTGGCTCACCAGTATAACAGCCCTTAAACAAATCTTCATCTATCACTTCGTTACAATTGTCGTCATGATTGTTGCATAATTCATCAACAATAATACCTTTAAATTTATCACAATTCTCAGGTACCGGTTCTTCATAACTGCACATAGCATAACACTCGGTCATGAATATTTGCTCACAGTCTTCATCAAAACATTCACAAGTTTTATATCCTTGACCGCAAATAAGGGGAGATTCATAGCAAGGGAAAAGAGCACCAACCATCTGCACTGTACAGAGGCAGTCTAAGTCTTCATCAACACTACCGTCACAATCATCATCCAGCCCATTACATATTTCTATAAAAGGAACTTTTGCTGTGCACCCAACCCAAGACCCAAGAGCGCAGAACTCAAGACCAGTTTCGCATGCAGTTTCACAAAGTTGCTCCAAATCTTCATCAGTCTGACCATCACAGTCATTATCAAACCCATCGCAGACCTCTTCTGGGACATCGCCGCAACTATCACAAGCGTTTGTTTGACCTTCATCAATCAAGCCGTCGCAGTCATTATCTTTATAGTCGCAGATTTCTTCCTCTGGTTCGTCTCCAAAACAAACTTCTTTTCCGTCAACGCAAACTAGATCGCCGGGTCCACATTCGTTTTGACACTCTTGGATTGGAAGGTCATCTATTTCTCCATTGCAATCATTATCAATGCCATCACAAACTTCTGGCTCACATATTACACAATCTGTATATTTCCATACCCCTTTATCACACCATTTTTCTTGAGATCCATATGCATTACCACCTGTTTCAACAGGGACAGAGCACATTACTGTTTCTGGTTCTGTATTTGATGGATCGCATTCGAACTTTTGTTCGCAAGGACCTTTGTATACGATTTCTTCTGGGTCTTTACAGGTGTCTGTTATTAATTGAAATTCCCATATTTCATTCAAAAATAATGAAGGAGGACAGAAAAAGTATTCTGTCTTATAACAGTCTTGTTGGTATTGTTTTTGTATTTCAAAAAGGCTGGAAATGTTGTCTTTTTCTAGTGAACCGGGGGACTTATCTTGGTTAGTTACAACATCGTTGTCTAAATCATATTTTGGCTCTTCTTCAATCTCTAAATCACCGGGCCAAGGATAGGGATTCTCAAACATATCGGAACAAGAAACAAGGTTAATAATCATTAAAATGCCGAAGATTATAAAGAAAATTGCTGTGATAATATTTCTTGTCATATTATAAATATGTAGAAAAATGTTATTTAGGAAAGTTTTTCTGGTCTGGATTGAATATCTTGTATATCAATACCCTTAATGTCTCTAATGCCGGGAACCAAAGTTTTTTTCATATACGTTATCGGATTAGCATCTGTTCCTGTTAACTCAAACTTCATTTCAAAAATAACAAAGTTAAAAGTTTCCGTATCTCGGGCATAATCTGCTTTATGATTCACAGTGGTTACACCTTCAATCCCCCTAACCTCATTTAGAAGCTGAGTCATATCCCCGCCTCTTGTTTTGTTTATCCGCAACTTAGCAGCTGCTTTATATATGCTTTGTGGGTTTTCTTGCTCGGATAAAACCAGTTGGTTCTCAACCATTTGTACAAGTTTGTCTAAGCTAATATTCATTACCATTTCCTACAAGACCAGTATCTAGCCTTTGTCTTAGGACCCGGATTATCACAGTTGTGTCTAGCCCTAAATGACTTGCGTCTTGCTGGATTGGACTTTTTAATTCTCATATTTGGATCGCCAAAGTTTACTTTCTTAACATTACCTGTTTTTGGGTCTTTTACAAAAACTTTGAATTTCTTCACGTCTCCGCGCATCGGCTTGTTAAGTTTTACTTTTCTGCCTTGGTATTCTGCTTCAACAACAACATCATCCCAAAACTCAAGCATAAAGTCAATAGCATTGCCATCGTCGTATGTTGCGTCGGAGGCAGCAATGTAGTTGTATTCAATCTCTTCTATCTGTTCTTTCTTTTGAAGATTGGAGCCTCTGCGTTTGTAGCCTTTGCATTGCGCTGGGGTAGGTCTACATCTGGGGTACTTTGATCTTTTTTCTCCCTTTTGTCTTCCACAGGATTTACATTTCTTTTTGCCGTCTTTACCTTTGCGACAGGTATTACAATCAACCCATCCGCCTTTCTTACCGGGTGCACCTTGGCGATCAAACCATTTTTTAAGACCCTCATCTTCTTCTAAGGCTTCTAATTGTTCATTTTCTATATTTTCAGAAAGTTCTTCATCGGTCATATCTTCTTTGACGCCTTTCCAAATCTTTCCCGCTCTGCACCTAACAACAGCACCAGAAGCATAAGCAGATGGCCAAGCATCATATTTACGTTTAGCAATACGAGTGCAGCGGTCATCTTTCTCTTGTAGCGAATCTACCTTTTGTCTAAGTCTTTCAACCAGTCCTTTAATCATTTTTTACTGTCCTTATCATCCAAATAGGCTGCAATAGCCATTTGTTGCTTCTTCTTTTTACTCTTTCCTTTAAACTGGGGGGCATCTGATTTCCTGAAATCATCTACATAAGCACCCGCACCATCACTGGGTTTTAATTTCTCTTCCATTTCTTGAGAAGGAACAAGCAGATAATCACGAGCTTTATTAAGATAATCAGCAGCAATAGTTACTTTTGACATCCACCAAGATGGAAGCTCTCCTTGACCGCCTTCTAAAGCAGACAAGATTTGTCCTGCATCTTCAATAGCAAGTTTCATTTTTCTGGCAGCTGAAGGAATATCTGTGTGACCATCTTCGTTTAATTCTACTTCTGATTCCATTGCGCCATCTATCGCATCGCTGACCATATACATAATCATTTCTACAGCCTTTTTATGCATTTCTTTAGGGTCTTTGGAAACCGGCTCACCTGTATCAGCGTATGTTTGGTCTTGCTTAACTGGGATCATCATTTCCTTATACGCCGTCTGAATAGCAGATTCAATGTTTTCTACTGTTTCCACATCGATACTTTCATTTAGTTGAGATGCTTTGTAAGAAGTAATTTCTTCTTGGATAATCTGTTGTAATCTTTGCTTTGTAATTTTCATTCTGATTCGCTTCCCTTTAAAGCTTTGTGGAGCGCTTGAATAACGCCTCCATCTAAGTGTGGGTACTTACCCTCTAAAGCATCTTCCGCCGCCTCTTTGAGCATTTCGGCTAGCTTTCTTTTAACTTGTCTCTTAAGGAGTTTTCCATAGCCGGGAACCATGACGATATCATCATCAAGCTCCTCTTTTATGATTTCTTTTAACCTTTGTTTAGTTATTTTCATTTTTTCTTCCTGTCTGCATCGTCATCATCACGTTTTTTATGCATATGCTCTTTGACAGTCATCTCTTCAATGTCTGCTTCGGATAAGTTACGAATAACAGTATCACCAAACTTCATATCATAAACACCAATCGCGCCGCTTTCGTTAAGAGAATGCCAAAGAACAGTTCCAACAGCATCTTCTTTTTTAATGCCGTATCTTTCTTGCAAAGCTGAACTCAGCTTTCCCTCTTTCATTCACTTATGCTTGAGGTCGTCGAGTTCCTTTTCGAGTTCTTTTTTTCTAGACTTCTCGGCTTTTGTGAGTTCTTCTGCGATAATACCTTTCAAAGCATCTTTAGTGATTTTTCCTTCACGAACAGAGTATCCAGCACGACCGGGGTTGTCACCATAAGCAAAACCTCTGCCACTAACGTCAATGGAAGATCTAGATCTATTTCTTTCACGATCTGCGGATTGTCTTGCCCATCTCTTTTCGTTATACTCGTCTTCAATCTCTTTTCGCATTCTTGCCATTCTTTCTTCGTCGTTCTTTCTGCGCTCTCTGTCTTTCTGCTCTTGTCTATATCGCTCCCTCGAAAGTTGGAGCATTTTTTTGTCTTCTTCATCTTGAGCAACTTCAGCCGCTTTTGCTATGGCTTGGTCTAACTTATCTAATGCTGCCTTAACTTCCTCTTGTTGCCTGTTTGGAATAAAATCAAAGACTAGATTTCTTTTATCTTCCTGCTTTTTGTACCTAGCCATCATCTCCTCTACATGACTAATGTCATATCTAAGCTGCTGATAGTTGCCGCCTGATTTTTCCACTTTTTCTTCAAGATCTTTGGCCATTCTTTCAACACCCCTCGCATAATAGTCGTAGTATTTTGTTCCTATTCTAAACAATCTTCCCTTGACCAGTTGCCCGATTGCAGATGCTGCTCTACCCAGATCAATCTCTTCAATCTGGTCTGCTTCATTTTGTGAGTTTTCCAACTCTTCTTTAATGATATCTTTCAATCTTTGTTTTGTGATTTTCATGTTAATGTCTCCTGTAACATTATAAATATTATCTCGTTTTAGTTTAAGCCCTTAAACTTTAAATCTTCTCCAAGCATATGGTTCTCTATATTCTAGATAGTGAGGATCTGCTTCAAATGAATAAGCTTCTCGCTCAAACCTTATTGACCTATATGCGTTGTCATAATTTTTATATTTTATAAATCCGTGGACAAAATCCCATAGATAAAGAAATAAAAATCCAACAATAAATAACTCAGCATACTGAGCGATATGAATTGATTCGTGGTTGTTAATGCGATCATCGCCTTCATCTCTAATAAAGATAAATGGAAATAAAGTAATTCCACGAACTCCAGAGTTAAAGATATTTATAAATTTAACTAGTTTGCTATTTTTTACGATAATCGCTTTCATTTAACAAATCCTCTTTCCTTTTAAAAGTTGTTGCAACATGTTGCTCTTGCTAAAAAAGATGAACGACGTTGCAATCTTATCTTCTTCTATATTTAGTCTTTCAGACCAAGTTTTGGAAGATTTATTCAAACATAGGGCGACGGGCTTAGTGATAAAATCACCTCCTAAATTGCCTAACAAATGGTTCCAGAGATGGTACTCAAACTCAGTGACCCTGAAACGGTCGGCTATAAGCCCGTCATTATTCTTCGAAGCCCACTCAATCGCCAATTGTAGCAAAAGCGGACCCCACTCATTATCTGATTCTATTATCCTTGCTATGTAAGCACCTTCACACTCGCCCTCATACTCTTCATTGGGCTTGGCTATTGTAATATAACCCCAAGGCTTTCCTTCGCCTTTTTCTATTTGAGTACAAATGCTTTGGTTTACATAGCGCAAAGTCCTGCGACCACCGACACCTCGTTCAATACGAATGGCAATGTTTTCTGGTAAATCCTCCAGCGACTTTACATTTTTTAATACAATATTCTTGTATACTTTCTTCTTTTTTCTTGGCAATCATTTATTTCCCTAGAAATTCCTTCCAAGACTTAACTGTCTCAGATAATTTTATTCTAATTAGACCATCGGATTTTCTAGACATCAACCTATCATAAGCCATATGCTTAAGGTTGCTTAACTTTTCCAAGTATCCGTTTCTTCTTAGGACTTTAAAAGCGATATTCTCGCTTGAAAACTCTCCCGCCCTGTCTAGACCTGTCTTCCTGAACTTGCGTATTTTCTCTCTTAACTTGTCAATATATTGGAGAGCATCTGTATATTTTCTATCCTTGTATATGTCAACCGCTCTTTCTATTTGGTCCATGATGCCATCGGCTTTCTTTGCGATATCATTCCAATCAAAAGATGGCTCAACTCTATTTGGTTCTGTAAGCCACTCATCATTCATAATAGAGTAGACGCCCGTAGAAGCGTGTGGCTCATTTTCATCTTGGACGTATACTTCAACTTCGAAGCCATCAATAAGGATATCATGTATTCTGTTCCAAAGAGATTTCTTAGCATTAAAATAATCTTTGGCTAGTTCTGGATCTGCCTCAACATCTTTGTAATCAACGATTAGGTGAAGATCAACATCTGAGTGTGGGGACCAGTTATAGTTTGCGAGAGATCCAGTAAAGGTAATATCTTTTAACTCTGCGTCTATTTCAAGGCTGTCGTAAAAATCTTGGGCAATCTCAATAAGCCGTTTGCGAATAGATGGTCTAAGCTTTTTACCCAAAGGCCAGAAGTTAGGCTCAAGGGTTTCCTGCGTATTAAACGTTCCCTTGAGTTCATCATCTATTTCATTCATAAATTCTTTAAAGTTCATTAGTCTTTTGCCCTAAGTAAGTTTGTTATCTTGAGAAGCTCATCCGGCGCAATACCTAGTTTTTGGATGATGAGCCCAACTGTTTTTGCTTTTTGTTCTACGCTTTGCATCTTTCCTATTTCTGCTGCAAGAGCATCCAAGGCTGCTTGAACTTGCGTTCTCCCAACATTAACTTTAGATTGTTGTGTTGCGCTTTTTGTAAAACCCGATAACTTGTCAGGTCGATCTGTTGCTTCTATTTCTTCTTTTATAATTTCTTTTAATCTATCTATTGTAATTTTCATATTAGTTCTCCGGTGTAGAAACTGATCTTCTATCGTATTCACCTGAAATATATTTTTGCAACGCCATGGTCATATCTAGGTTTGTTAAGGGCATACTATCATCCGCACTCTCAAGTTCTTTGCTTATAGTTTTAATAAAGTTGTCCTCTACCGTATCATCAACTATTTTTGAAACTTCGGGGTCTATTTGTAGCTTATCCAAACTAGAACCAGTTTTCTTTTCTGGCTGATCTCCACTAGGATCCCACAAGGATTTTACAAGACCAGCTAGACCTTTTGCCGTTGCTGCTCCCGGAATGGCATCCATTACCATGTCCACAGCAAAATCCTTAGCAACGTCTTTTACGTCTCCCGTTTTTTTAGCAAGTTGAATTTTCTGCAATACTGCCCTTAAATCACCAACGGTTTTCAATTCTTGCTCTGACAAAACAGCTTTGTATTCTTCGTTGATTATTTCTTTTAATCTAGATTTTGCTATTTTCATTTAATCTTAATCCTAATCCTTCTTTTTTTCTTTGGCTTCATACCGCATCCACGCTCTCTCAACCCTGACTTGGGTCT